TATATATATTATATATAATATATTAAAAGAGCAAGTCTCATGCCAACTTTAATAAAAAAATAGGAAATTTTTTATGACTCAAGAAAATACAAAATTTGATGAAACTTTTTTCAAAGAAACTTTAGAAATGGTTTGTGGAAACAGCTATTGTTTTTTTCCTAAAGAAAAATTAGAAAAGAATTTTAAGCTCATCAAAGAACTAACTCAACTTTTGAGTTATGAAATTCCAGGAGCTAAGTATAATAAATTTCTTCCTGAGTATCTCAAAAGAAAAAATCTTTTTTACCAAGATAAAAAAACAGGTAATTTTTATTTTCCCACTGGTTTAATTTTTTTAGTAGTAAAACATCTTAGAGAAAATAAAATTCCATTTTTTAGAACTGATCAAAGAAAATCTCCTGAAGCTAAAGAAGTTTTTAGATTTGTCTCAAGAGACATTCCTGAATTAAGAGAATACCAAAAAACCATTCTTGAAAAGTCTATTACTGATCATCGAGGAGTTGTTGAGTCAGCTACTGGAACAGGTAAAACTAGAATTATCCTAGAACTTGTTAAGAGACTTAGCTTAAAAACTTTAGTGGTAGTTCCTTCAAAAGCTATTTTAAGCCAAACCACTGAGATTTTCAACAAAGCTTTTGGGAAAAGAATGGTAGGACATATTTACAATAAAACTGAAAGAGAAAAATCAATCATTATCGCTAATTATCAGTCTCTAGATAAATTAGATGCTAGTTTTTGGGATACTGTAAATGTTTTGGTTATCGATGAGTTTCATCATTCAGCAGCTGAGACATTTCAAAAACTTAATAGAAATTTTTTCAATAAAATTTATTACAGGTATGGTTTTACTGGAACCAATTTTAGAAATGATGGAACTGATATTGCCCTTCAAGGAGTTTTAAGCCACCTGATATTTAAATACGATGCTAAGACAGCAATTGATGAAGGTTTCTTATGCAAACCTAAATTTATATCGATCCCATTCGCTGAGGTTTCGATAAGACGAGTTAATAGCTGGCAAGACGACTACAGGGAAGGGATAGTAGAGAACTCCTCCTATAATCAAATTGTGGCCCAATTAGGGATATATTTAAATAGTCAATCTACCCCTACAATCATTTTTGTAGATCAAATAGCTCACGGTGAAACACTTTTAAAGCTCATTCCTGAAGCAAAATTTGTTAATGGTACTGAAAAATCCCAATTGAATAAAAGTATTATTGACGATTTTAATAATGGTAAATTCAATGTTCTTATTGGTACATCAGTAATTGGTGAGGGTGTTGATACTGTAAGAGCTGCTTGTGGAATCATGGCTGGCGGAGGAAAAGCTAAATCAGAAATTATTCAAAAAATTGGAAGAATTTTAAGACCTTCTCCTGATAAAAAAGAAGCTTTTATAATAGATTTTGAACATAAAAATAGATACTTTGTGGGAAGGCATTATAGAATACGAAAGGAGATTTATGAAGAATATCAATCGGATATGATTTATCTTGAAGATAGTGAAATAAAAGATATCATTAAAAAGTAAAAAAAGTATTGACTTTTGTTTTAAAATATTTAAATAATGTTTCATAAACTTTAATAAAAAATTTAAAAATAAAAAAAGGAGAAAAATATGATTAAGTTAAATGTAAACAATTCAAAATTAGGTGATTTTACAATAGAATTTGATAATGCCAATGAAGTAGTAAATTTTTTAGATATTTTACCAAATCTTCGTACAAATATATCTACAGCACCTTTAACAAAAGGTGAAATTATTGAAGAAGATTTAAAAAAGAGTTTTACAGCTCATCAAGATAGTGGCATTCATCAAAAGACATCTACACCTAAGAATTTTTATACTCCTAATCAATTAATTCATAAAAGAAATAGTAAAAAAAATGCTTTTAAAACCACAGAAGATAAAGAAGATGCTGTACCTAGTCTACCAAAATACAAAAATGATTTCTCAAAATTAAAAGTTCTAGATTTTACTTTAGAAGCTTTAGCTAATCATAATGGTGAATTATCGCCCTCTGTTATTGCTAAAATGATTGGACGCCATCATAGTGTGCCAATCGATCAAGGTACTAATCTTTATCGATATGTTTATCAATCACTAATGGCCAGAGTCAAAAAAAATATTGACATCATTAAAGATGGCAACGTAATTAGACTAAAGTCTGGCTATCATACTAGTTCTAATGAGGTGAGATAGTTTCTAGGAGGGGTGATCGAGTGGTTTATGATGTTTGGCTTGAACCCAAATGCTCTTAATTGGGCCGTGGGTTCGAATCCCACCCTCTCCTCTTTGACTTTACAAGAATAGCGGTGTTGAGCTGAAACACAAGAAGGCAGCGAACTGGAGTTTAAAATGGCCAAGCTGTGTTCATGGAACTGATCACCCATAGGTCTTCCATCTCCTAGTTGGTTCGAATCCAACCTATTCTTGTTTTTTTTACTTGACTTCTAATATAAGAAAAATTATATTAAAATTGGGTAGTGACTTTACCGAGTGGTCTTTCCAGTAATATAAATAGGATTCGATTTAGATTTAATTAGGTTGGAATAAGTCGAATCCTATTTTTTATGAATCAATACGTTAAAACTTATTTGAAAATAACTCCACAAAAGTTCTTATCTCTTTCAAAAAAAGAGAAGGACAATATCGCTCAAATAGATATTATCCCTCCTAAATTAGGTAGCAAATATTTTGGTGGATTTTTATTAAAATTAAAAAATCCAATTCCAAATATTTTCCCTTTCGGGAATAAATCTCTCTAAAAAGACAAAAATCTAACTTTTATTCCTTAACGGGAATATTTTGATTTTCAACTTCCCTCTCTGTAGGCTTACAATTTTTAGGATCAAATTTCTTGTTAAGATATTTTTTGAATCCATAAAGACTAAAACTAGGTCCCCATAAAAACAATAAAACTGAAGAGTCTATTTGTCTAATCTTTAAGTTGTGTTCACCTATTTGAACTGACTCAAATAAACTAATGGTAATCAAAAATAAGCCATAAAAAAAAGAAATCCATGCAAAGGTATAGGTTCCTGACCGTTCGCCTTTAGAATCCTTTAAAAACATATTAGACTCCATCATTTAGTCTTAGATCTACCCCTTTTCTTTTTAATTTTCTCAACAGGGCTTTGATCACTTGAAATAGAATTTTCTTCACCATTTGTTAGTTCCTCATCTTTAGTAATACTATTTGACATATCTTCACGAAGAGTATTACTATCAGGTTGAATAAAACCAGTTGTTATAATTTGATCTTCCCCTTTGTAGGAAATAGGCTCATAGATCTTGTAATTTTCAGGAATTTTAATGACAATAGGATTGTCATTGGCATATTTTACAGCACTATCTAATGCTTCTTGAGTTACCTCAAGTTTTACAAAATTGCCATTTTCATCAGGGACTTTACAATAAAGAGCCTCTTGCTCAACTTCTTTTATACCCAAAGCATCTTTTAACTTTTTAGTAATGACTGGTTTATCAATCTTATTTTCAGTCAAATAATTAAGTGACTCTTGATAGAAATAGTTAATATTTTTTTCTGCCAAAGCTTTATTGAGGTAAAAATTTGACTTATTGAATTGCTCAAAATCTTCAGCTGCTAAAGCAAAATCAATCTTATGCCTTAGTCTTTTAATAGTTTTTTGTTTTAGAATTGAAAAAGGCATCAATATAGTTTCCCACTCTTGATCATATTTTAGATTTTCAATCTTACAATCACCATCAAAATAAAGTTTACCAAAAGGCTCACCATTTTTTAGAATTTTTAAATCGAAAATACTACAAATGATATATTCATACTGTTTAAGATTTTCAGGGATTAGATAATCATTAGGATTTATATTAAAATCTTTTGATAATATTTCTACAATTGCTGTATGATCTTCTTTTTTATAAACTCTACATTTCATTTTTAAGCCCCGTAAGCACTAATTGAAAAATTAGTATCACCATGTGTATTGGTAAAATCTACTAAGTCGACAATTACATAAGCAGAATTTTTTGTTGTTATACAGGCAGACCCAAAACCACCTTCTAATTGAGCAAATACTTGATAATCAGTCCCTGTAAAAGGTGTTGACCAATTGACTTGAATTTGGCCTACTCCCAATAAAACTACTGAATTTATTCCAATTGAATTCGATAGTGTTGCAGAAATTCCATCATCAGCAATATATCCTCTTGCTTTTAATCCACCCTGAGAAAGAGAATATAGGTCAATTTCAATCTCTTGAAACCAATATTTATTAGGAGTAGTTCCCCACTTAATTTTCTTAATCTCTGTCATTATAGCATCTAATGATTCTTTAAGAGTATTAAAAGACTTGTCTGAAGTAAGAAATGACTCCTTTACTGTCAAAATACTATATGAAGCTGAAGAAGTTAGTCCGATTAAAACCTCTCCAATAGTAAAAGCAACCCCGTTTTTACCATGAACAGTTAGAACTAAAGGCTGAACCTGTGTTACAACAGCAGTTGTATTAGAAGTTAAGCCCTGAACAGTTTCACCAACAAGATAATCACCGCCAGAACCCTTCCCTAAAAAAGCAAAACCATCTTGAGCTGTAGCAAAAGTGGCTATAGTATTATTTGCGTCAACCGCTGTCAAACTACTAGGAATTATTACTTGGTTGGAAGTATTGTAAAAAGTAGGAGTAACGTATAAACTTTGTAGATTATGGTTGATATTCCAACTCAAAGAAGCTATTCCTTGATTATGAAGATACCCACCATTTAAAGAACCTTTCTTTGAAACAATAGCAAAACCTACTTGAGAAGTAGTAAAATTTATACTAAGATTGTTAGCATTAGTGGCAGTAATAGTATTTGGAATCAGCATCACTCCAGTACCACTAAAAACACTGACATTATTATATTGATTTCCAAGATTGTGTGCTACGTTCCAAGTAGTTGCACCCACACCTTGAGTATGTAAATAATATTCAGTAGGTTGACCAATGGTTATAAGACAATATCCAGCTTGAGGGACAGTAAAATCAACTGTAGCTGAGTTAGCATCGAGAGTTGTAACTGTATTAGGCAAAAGAACTTGTTTATTTGTATCGTAAAAAGTAAAATGAACGTATTGATTACTAAGATTGTGGGTAATATTCCAAGTGCTTGAAGGAGTAGGTTGGCTAAAAACAAAAGCCCCAGGACTAGCTCCTAAAGTGATTGTATGAATAGCTTCATATCTTCCCTCTACATATGAAGATTCTTTATCTCCATCATAAGGCTGACCTGTAGCTAATCGAAAAAACATATTTCTTCGATCATATATTGCTACTATAGTACCAACGTTATTAACTTGAATTTCAGCAATGGGAATTTTTGTGCCACCAGCAAAACCACTCGTATTGACTGTAACTACTGCCTCTAAATTTTTTACTGTATCAGTAGTTTGGACAAATTCTTCACCTTGATTACTATTAGCCGTAGGGTCCCAAAAAGCTTTATTATCTGGAACATCAGTATTAACTGTCAAATCTACTTCAATATAATTTATTGCATTAGATGTTAAAACAACTTGACTAGCTGGATAATCTTTAGGCCCTACATAAAAAGAAGGACCTGTGTTTTTAGATGAATGCATTAAAACTGATCCATCTAAACTAACATAAACAGGAGACGTTGTAGGATATAAATTTGAACCAAATTGATCCTGAGAAACAAAAAAACCTTTAACCACTAAGCTACTAGGATTGAAAAATTTCTTAGATTGTTGATGAAAATCAGCACAAACAAATTTTTCAATATTCTCAAAATCTTCTTTATCTAATCGTTGATTTTCTGAAATATTTACACTTTGTAAAACAGCCACATTAATCTCCTGGTTTCTGTTCAGAATTCTTTCTTATTATTTTACCATAAAAAGAATGATAATTTTAGCAATCGTCACAGCACTCAAAATTATATTCAGGATATTTTATGATCCACCTTAAAACTACTCCAACAGCTTTTAATCGAATAATTAAATCTTGAACAACTTCCATTGCTTTTTTTGTTCCAGTAATGTAAGCAGCATAATCACTTCCATCGTCTTTAGGATCATATCCCTTTGCTTCTGGAATATAATTAATTATTTCATTAGGGTTATGATCTTTAAGAAAAGTATATGCTGAATCTAAGATTAAGGTTGAATTATTTGGTCTCCCTATATAGGGAACTAAAGTTTCCTCATTATTTCTACCAAAATCAAAAACTAAATATCCTATTTCGTTAGGAATGTCACTTGCATCATCAACTGAAATTATAACAGGATTTGCATTTGCTGTAACTGATGATTTTAAAACAGTTCTTTTTTTAGAAGGATAAAAGTTAGCTTTTGGATTATAAATAAATGAATTCAAATAGTTAGGATTCATAAATCGACCATTTGAAACTGGAGTTTTAGCAATAGCAACTTTAATTCCTGCACCCGAAAACCCCAAGTCAACTTCTATTCTATTTCTATCTAAAATTCTATAATACAGGGGCACAAAAATACTATCACCAATATAAAAATTAAAAATAATATCTTTAGTGTTTAAATTATGTTCAACAATAAAATACTGACTCGGACTTGATTGAGTAAAAATAAAAGTAGGCTTTAAAACAGCCATATGACCAGTAATAGGAGTAAAAAGGAGTAAGTGTAAAGTATTAGCACTAGTAGCCTGAATCAAACTAGACCCACCACCATCTGTAGCAAAATAAAAATCTGTGCCTTGATAACAAGTAACAACTGGAAATTCAGTATTTAAATTATGATTAACAGTCCAGTCAGCTGACGCTATACCTTGAGTATGAAGATAGTCAGGATTAATAAAAACAATACGACCTGAAGCAGAAAAAGATAGATCAAAATCTGCTTGAGTATTGCTCAACGCTTGATAGTTAATGCTATTAATTATCTCTAAAGGAAGTCCTGTATCAGTATAGAATCCCAAACTTAAATATTTAGCATAATTATGAGTGATAGTGTTATTCCCAATAAAAAAATCAAAATTATATTTACTAACTCCTTTAAGAAAAACTGATAGATCCGACTCACTTTTAAAATTAACTGTTAAAATATTTTGACCAGCACCATGACTTTGGACAACTGCTTCAGCTATATCTAAACCAAATTTTTGATTGGCTAATTGATTGTTAGTAACGGTTTTAGATAGATTCTGAACCATTGATTTTCCTACGTTATCAACAGTAAAAATATTTCCTATAATGGGTGTATTTAAATGTATTGATCCTTTTAAACTTCTTCTAAGTTTTGCAACTAATCGAGGTAATTTAATGACAATTTCTCTAGGATTGATTTCATAAATAACTGTATTAAATTGTAAAGTATCAATTGTATTTAAACTAGTAGGAAAATTCAAAATAGCATTGGCAGTCCCTCCAATAACTTGAATTTGACCAAAAGATCCTGTTGTATTAGTTCTAAGATTGACATATCTATTTGTTGTTAAATCTTTTCTAATCTCAGAAGCCGTAGCTTTAGAGTCATTTCCATTTAAAGCATTAGAAACTTCTTGAGCCGTAGCTGATAAAAGATTAGAAATATATTTAGGAATAACATCTAGATTAATCTGAGGATCATTATCAATTTTGACATTTAAGACTTTAGCTACGTAGCCCCTAGCTGTTGTTGAGACCGTATCATTTAAAAACTTATCTTGAATAACTAAAGTCGTATTGTTGATAATATTTATTATTTTTACAAAAGTGCTATTAGGTTGGCCTGTAATTTTTATATAATTTCCCACCGTTAACTCAGTAGTAAAAAGAGTTCCCACACCTGTTACTGTATTTCCATTTTTACTAAAAGTTAAAATTCCAGTAAGACCAAAATCACCACCAAAATTATAATTTTGAGCATTATTTGAATTAACATTTGCTCTGGAATAAGTAGGACCCCAAAAAACATCTAAAACATCATACATTGTCTTACGAACTTGTTTAGGAGCATAAGACATTGCATAAATCAAATCTCTATAGTAGATATCTTCCAAAGCCACATACAAAGGTCTAGGTACATCTACATTTAATCCAAGATTGGTTAGATAGCGATCTACAGCTGTAGCAACAAACAATTGCTCATTAGTATTGACAACTTCTGTATTGATAAGCTCATCTTCTTGAGCCCAAGCTTTTACCAAAGCACCTACAAGCCTATTATTTTTAGGGTTATAGATATCCGGTAGAGTGCTATAGTATCTTTCAAGTTTACTTGACATATTTACCCAAAAATAATATCATTAAGAGCAATTCTAGCAATTTCATTATCAGCAATAGCTATATTTGCACTAGGAGATAAAAATTGAACATCAACTACTCCATCAACTTCCATAATTAGATCGACTATTTCATTTAATATCACATCTTCACCAACACCCAAGCTATTAATGTAATCGCTAGTAAGGTCTGAAGCTTTATCTTGAATAAAAAGCCTATTATTCTCTTCTTGTAGAATCAATTTCATTTTTAATATCAAAGTTTTTACAATAGGAGGCAAAACTTCAATTTGAACACCAGCTGCCTTTAGACCTGGATAATTTTCAAAATCACTATCAAGTCCATCTACTGTCCATTGAACTTTCTGAAGAAGTCCGGTATAGTATTCATAGCCATCTCTTCCTTCAGCTTGCGCAGTAGAAAATTGCAACTCTAGATTAGCCAAACCATCAGTTACTTGAATTGATCCATCTGTGCCAGTCATTTTTGACGACATCTGAACTAAGGTTCCTGAATTAGATAAAGCAATATCAGCCTTAGTTGTTAAAGAACTAACAACATCGCTATTAAGATAAGTAACAACATTCTTTGACGTTACTGGTATAATATAAAACTGATCTCCTGGAGAAATAGCATTTGATAAACCCGCTACTAAAACCATTTGACCAGTAGTTGCATTATAAGTTGAAACAAAAGAAGGCGTAAAACCTACGTTTGCTCCGCTAGTCCAAATAATTTTAAAATCTTTAAGATCATTATTGTTTGTAAATTTAAGATTGAAATTTTGACTGATTGAATCTATATTTGCTATAAAAGTAGTATAAGGAGCAACCATATCTCCAGTTGTTACAACCCCTTTTAAACCAAAAGTAACTATAAAAGTATTATCAGTAGGATTTTTATCAACAACTACTGTTAAAGTATCTGTCTGAATAAAATTATAAGATCCAGGATCTCCTGAAACAATATAGGCAGTATGGCTATCATAGTTTATCGATTTACTACCATTAGCAAATCCTATATTGTTAGCTGTACCAGTAAATCCTATTATTTCGATACTACCTGAATCGCCCCAAGTATTAGTTTGAATAATAACCTTATTTCCTGCTACTGAAGCTTTTCCACCAATTATTTGTTTATTAATGGCTATCACTACCTCTAAAGCTGTAGCAGCAGCAATGCTGATAAAGTCGCCAGTATTAAAAGTTAAAATTTGATTTGATCCACCATCAAGCTTAATAGTTAAAGTATCGCCATTTGTTAAGGCAAATGGTTGTGAATTAGAAGATACTAAATAAGCTCTAGAATTAAAAGTACCTACCTCATACTTATCACCTGCAATAGCTGAAGAAGCTAATTCAATCTGTCCATTAAATCTATTCAAAGAAAAATCTTTATTGGCACCAATGACTTCAATTGTATTAAAATTTAAAATAGCATTAGCTGACCCACCTGTAATGTGAATCTTTGAAGCAGCACTATTTTTAGTATTAGATATAATAATAATTTGATTTTGATCTGGATTAACCAGTGCTGAAGCACCTGATAAATCTAGATTAATTCTAACTGCTATTTCTTCAGCAGTAGCAGCCCCAGGAATCACAAAATCAGTAATTTGAAATGTGATTGTTTGAGGATTGACTGTTTTTCCATCTACTATAACAGTCAAGGTTTCTCCACCAATCAAATTAAAAGGTTCAGCACCAACAGATTGAACAGAAGCTGTTTGACCATCTTTATTAAGTAAAGTGATAGCACTATTTCGTGTTCTATAAAGATTAATAGTGTCAATTAGCTTTAAAGAAAAATTTAATTTATTGGCTACATTGGCACTTCCACCAAGTACCGTAATATTTTCATTGGCATCAATCTTAGGACGCAAAACAACTCTTGTTCCACCTTCTTGAGTCCTTGCTTCAACTAGATCAGACTTTTGATTGATAGCTCTTGCGACCTCGTACCCTGTAACCTGACCAGTTTGTTTAAAATCATCAGAATTAAAAAGAATAGTTTCAAAAGAATTTCCTACAGCAACACTAAGGTCATCACCATCAATAATTTTAAAAGGCCCAACATTCTGAGAGATGACTTGACTTTTGACAACAGGAAAATTATCTAATTGTAAAAATTGTTCTCCACCTGTAGCAGAATTTAGAATAATTTCATTTCCTACCCCATCACTAGAAGGTTCAAGGCCAGTTCCATCATCAATAAAAAGATAAGCAATATCATCTAATGTGACTGCATCTATGATATTTGATGAAACCACTCTTTTATTATCATCAGCTGACTCAATTCCAATAACACCACTACTTATGGCTTGTTTTGTTCCTCGACTTAAAGATTGAATCCAATTTCTAATTCTAGTTCTTAATTCTTCATCAGTTTCTCGATCTGTTCCATTGACAATAGCATAGACATTGGAAACTTTAGCAGTAGAAAAAGGCAACGTATCAAATTGACTAATTGAACCAGCCGATACGTTTGAGTCAGCTCCAGCTAGAGTAGCAATAATAGGAACACCATCAATTTGGAGCTCTCCATCAAGAATAGTAGCTGCTTGAGTTGTTAAAAAAGTAATTTCATCAGAAACATCTGAAGCAGGCACTTTAACAACAGTGCCTAAAGGAATCAGCCTATCTCCACCTTGAGATAAAACTACTATCTCATCAGTTCCATGATCATTAATCAATGATGAAGTAAGATTTATTCTTGCAAAGCTGTTAAAATTAGTTATACTAGAGTAAGCTCTTGTCTCAACATTAGAAGTTCCTCGACCAATAATAACAGTACCAGTACTAGGGAATCCTGAAGAACTGTCTACATCAACATAATTCTGACCAGCAACAGGTCCTCTAGATATATTATAAATTTTTGTCTTGACTGGTATAATTCCATTATTAAAAAAACTAACAGTACCCGTTGCTTTCTTAGAATCTAATCGAGTAAGACCAAATTCTTTTGCTCTATTGTCAAGATCGGTGCCTTCAGTAGTATCCAAAATATAATTTCTTATAATTTGATACATTTGAAAATATTGTTGAGCATCCTCTTGAGAGGCAGTTTCTAAGAACGTAGTTACAACAGAACCAGGATTAATGTCATTAACCCCAGTTTCTGCTAAAAACTTAGAAACCATATCAGCTAAAATTTGCTGAAAACTTTTTAATGTAAAACCAGCCATATTTTAAACTCGAATCGTTAAAGGTACAGGAATTAATAAATGTTTAATAATCAAATTCAAATCAATATAGATAGCACTGCCCTCTACTTTAAAGGAAAGATCTTTTATACCAGAAAATCTTGCATCTGCTAAAATAGAATTAACTAGGTCATCTCTTATATCCAAACCATCTCTTAGCTTATTTCCAATATTTAATCCTACACCAATTTGAGGATGATATTTTAAAGAACCTTTTTCATATGCAATCTTTAAGATAACAGCTTGACCAGCATTATCGCCACCTGCTATTAATTTAAAATCATTTGTGTTGGTAATAATAAAGTCAAAATCTTTTGTGACTTTTATGTCAACACCTAGATTTCTTTCAATTTCAGTAAAATTATTAGTTATAGCTAATTCCCTAGTAAAAGGAATATTGCTTAATTCAGGAGTATTCTCCCTTGGAATTAAGATTTTGTCACCATTTCTTTTTACATCTGTCAAGCTAAGATCATCAGAAATATAAGGAGCCTTTAAATGATTTAAGACAGCAATATCAATCCATCGCTGGGCGTCCCCTAAATATTCAGCTGCTAATGATTCTAAAGTCTGGCCATTTTGTAACAAAACTTCATCAACTGATTGAGGAAATGGAATTAAGCTAGAATCATTATATTTTGTTTGAACATCATTGACATAATCATTTAAGGTTTCACCAAATAGCTCATTAGCTGATAATATATATTGACAAGCTCTATGGGCTAACTCTAGCCCCATAAAAGCATCTAGCTCATCAGGTCGAGCTGTTCTATTTGTTCTATTGGGGCTAAATTCAGGTGTGCGACCTACAAAAATATCATAATCTGAATCTCCACCACCAGTTTTATCTGCTAAATTATCTCGACACTCTTTTAAATTAATTACTAAATCACCATAAAAACTCTTTGGCTTTAAAACAGAATCTCTAATAGCTATATTAAATAGAATTTTTTCATCATTAGTCAATTGACTTACAGTCAAAGCTTCTTTTGCTTCTGTTGTAAGAATACTAAACGCTTTATACTTATTGGTTTGAGATTCTTTAAGAGTGTCAACAGGAAATTTTATTTCAGCAAAGCGAACATCACCTTGTCTTTTAAGTTGTTTTCCATTATCTAAAAAAGCCTTAACTGTTCTGTCTGACAACTCAAATAAAACACTCCTGGGTAGATCTATTAAGGTATATGTAAAACCTCTTAAAGATTTAAAAGCAAGACTAGCGGTCTCAATAGGCTCTAAAATAGTTTCAACAAAATCTCTTTTAACATTTTGAAGTAATTGAGTTGAACTTAAAATTAAAACTCTAGCTCTTTGAATATAGTCAGTTACTCTATTAATTACATTGTCAATTTTATTAAATAATTCACCCAATAAACCACCTGCAGGAGCAGGCTTCTTCATTCCTAAAACTCTTAAAGCAATCTTATAATTATAAAGAAAGGGTCCTGAAGAACTTCTATCCATTGAAAATCTTACAGGTTCAACTATAAGATATTCGTTGTCTTTTCTATTAATAAAGTAAAGTTGAGTATTTCTTTGATTGGGATCTTTTTTTATTTCAGCATAAGATCTAAGATAATTCCTCAATTGCTGAAAATATTCATACCCTGAGACACTATTATTAGGTCTCATACCAGTTGTACCACTGATATTTAAATCTTTAAAAATTACACCATTATGTTCTGCTATTACACCTCTTTGAGTAGGGGTAACAACAATTGAAAAAATTTCATCTTGAGTTATATTTGAAGGATTAATAGGGAGTTGAAATTCATCAAATAAACCACCACCTGAAGGAGTGCCAACAAGTTTAAAAATACCACTTAAAGGACTATTTGATCCAAATAAAGGAGAAGAAACGCCTACTACCTTAAAACTGTAGGGAAGATTGAGCTTCCAGTTTCCAGGAATAATTCTATTGGTTACATTTTCAAATTGAGTGTAAGGGCCAGTTCTCCCCTGGCCCAAGACTCCCTCGAAAGTACCAACTACATCACTTATTGCTGATATTATTTTTCCTAATCCCATATTAAGCAGCTGTCACAACACTAGTCAAAGAACTAAAAGTTTGACTAGGTGGTGTATTATCACTAGAATGAGTATGACTGTTTAAATAATTGACTAAATCATTACCTAAAGGTAAGGGCTGACCCCCACTACCCAAAGATACACTTGGCCCAGTGACGGAAACACCACTACCACCTGAAACAGTAGTAGCAGCAGCAGAACTTATAGTTGTTGGTCCACTTGCATTAATAGCCATAGTTCCAGTACTATTAATTGTTGAATTTCCATCTGTACTAATAGAAGTATTGCCTTTTGTATTGATAGTTGTGTCTTTCGTTGCATTAATTGTTAAATTCCCAGTTGGGCCATCAAATTCAATTTTATTGTCTTTAAAAATTAAAGTTAACTTTCCAGTTTTATCAATATTCCAAGCTAACCCTTGAAACTGACCCTTTAGTCTAGTTCCATCATCTTCAGTTGCACCATATTCTTGATTATTAGGCTGAGGCCAAGCTCCTGTAATTATTGGAAAATTATAGTTACCATTCAAAAACTGAACCATGATATGGCTACTATCAGTATCTTCTGGAGGAGTTCTATCTCCTAAATCTTTTCCTTTTAAAACTTGAGTTTTAGGTTGATAGACAACTTCATTAAAATTTTTATCTCCACCAAAACCACACATAGGAGTAATATTAGTTATAATCTCACCCTTTCTTACCCCTGAAGTTACAATAGCATCATATTCAACCCATCTTTTACTTCTATTCTTGGGATCTCCTTTAGGATAAGATCTTAAAATAGCAGCTTTAAAAATACCATGATTCTTATACTTACTTGATGGCGTCGGCCTTTGATTCAATCTAGTATTTGAATTAAAAACATGGCCGTCTTTATAAGTTAGAGAGGACATTTCTTAATCCTTTCGCTCCCTGAGCAAGCTTATCTAGCCCTAAATTCGAACTTGTTGAGTCAAAATTTTTATCGTTTGGTCTTATATAAGAAGTAATTGGCAAACCATTTTTTTCAGTAACTTGAGTGGTAGCTGTAGAATCTACAAATTCACCTTCTTTAGTCAAACCATGAGTTACACTTAAAGTCACAACAATAGAGCTACCAAATGACCAGTCATATTGTACACCTTCTACCATAAAAATTTTATTTAATTCTGGGACTAGATAAAAATTTCCTATTTCAAAATCATATTTTCCTCGTAATTCAATAGTCCCATTCTCCAATCTATAATAATTAAACCAATATTCAGCAAGCTCATCAACCCAAGTATATAAAATTTCACCCAATGTATTCGATTGATCGAATGCAAACTCAGTATTTCTTTCAAATCTTCTTAGTCCAAATCTTTTTATAAGCTCTCTATTTACTCTAGGAAAATCTGCCGAACCCTTTCCTGCTAAAGCAAAAACTTTATCTTCAATTAAATCATTTGTAGGCCATAGAGCTATAAAATTAAAAACCTCATGATCACTCGTACCTAAATTGAGATTGACCACCTTATCTAAAGATACTTGATACTTTGGATTATTTATTGTTTCATTTGCTCTTTCTAATAATTTTTCTTTTCTTAATGGTTGCTTTCTTAATATTAGAGTTGGCTTGCCATCTCTTAAATCAAGATAAAGTTCGTTAACAACAGCATTGCATCCTTGTTGAAGAGTATTCCAAAGGCTACCACTCATAACTCTTGAGATATCTCTAGTAAAAGAATAACCTTCTTTTACATCATCATTTAATTTTTGTACCAATATGTCATAAAAGGAAACAGCCACCTGCTTTTCTCGATCTTCACCTTGTAAATCTTTATAAAGATCATAGGGGACAAAAAGACTATAAAGAAGATCTTCTAACCCTTGTTTTTTAGCATCCCCTAAAAATAAATTTAAATAACCTACAATAAAATCATAAGGAGTACCTTGAATTGCATAGCCTGCAGTCAAATGATAAAGTTGTTGAACTGACTGATCAGCATAAGGGTTATAATACATTTCTGTTTGATTAAGAACTTTTCCTATTCCACCCCCACTTACAACATATGTTCGAGTAACTGAACCATCTTCATTTGTAGAAGTATTTAAGGCAACTCGATCAATATTTCCTATACAACGCAAACCAGTTCTATCTTTTAGGTTAATATTTTTTTCATCATCAAGATAAATCATTACCCAGTCACCTGGCTTAATTACATCAGGATAATTCATTTTAGGTTTTAAAACCATTTGAAATGTTTCAAATGGTGAACCTTTTTCTCTTCCTATGGCACATTGAATTATAGCATCATCTTCAATAAAAGATGCTGTTTTTGAACTACCTGTAAAACTAGATCTTTCTTCGTAATTATAAAATTTAGCAACACACCGGTTTCTTGTATTTATTATTTTATCTGCCATATTAAACTACCGTCTCAGAATGATTTAAAGCATATTGATTAATCTGAGAAATTTGACTACTAATTACAGGTTTTTTCTTTTGTTTTTCTTGCATCATTTTTAATGTTTTGTTAAGCTCTTTTATATCAGCACCTGACATATTCATATTGTATTTATCTGAATCGTTGTTTTCAACCTTAGATTGCTCTTTTATCTTTTGATCTTTAAACATTTCATAAGCATTTTGTAAACTTTCAACAACAGTCGTCTGCTCCTTATTGCTCTTACTTTGAATATTTGCAAATTGATTAGCTTTATTGACAATATTTCTATCATGCCAACCAACGTCTTTAGGGTCAATATATCCTTTAATTGCTTCAGAAAAATTTCCATGACGTCTTTTTAATAAATCTTTTACATATCTTGCAGCAGCATCCGATGACTTAACAGGATCTAATCTGTCAGCCTCATCCTTTAGGCCATACATCTTACCAGTTCCTGTAGTAAATTGAAATAAACCTTGTCCACCTGGTAAATTAACATTTTTATTCCAAGCTTTTGCACCAGCTTTCCAAGAAGATTCTTGAGTTATAATACCTCTTAAATAGTTAGGATCGATTCCATGTCTTAAAGCAGCATCAACAACAATAGGGTCATATTTTCTAAAATTCTCTATACTCTGTTTATTAAAATTTAATTTTTTTAAATCTTCATCTGATATTGGTTTAAAATTTTTATTATATGTTGCAGTAGACGGTAAATTACTAAAATCAGTATTAGAATAACTACCAGAGCGCCCCCCCATAGTTTTACCAGCATTATATTTTGTAGGTTGAGTTCCTTTATCTAAATCATTAATAGCTCTAGAAGCAGGATCATTCCCACCCATATAGCTAGGCATTCCACCCCCATTACCACTACTGCCCATCTGAGCTTTTTTCATTGCCTCAGCAACATCATTGCTCACAGTACCAAAAACATCATTTAATATACCTTTACCACTGCCAAGTCCAAGAAAATCTAAAATCTTATTTAATCCAGCTACAAGACCATCAGCGATTTCTAGCTTAATATCTTGCAATAAAGAATTCATTTTTAAAAGCGTATTGTCACTGCTTTGAAGATAATCTAAGCTTGTCTTTTGTTGTTCTTGAACAACTTTTGCTTGCTCTTGTAAAAATTTTTGCCTATCAGCTTCTGTCTTTGTTAAAAAACCTTTAAACAAAGCCATAGAAGTATCATCAGATATATTTCCACCTGATTTTTTAACAAGATTAGTAAAAGCCATTGTAACTTGCTTTAACTGATCACCAGAAAGTTGGTCTAAACCACCACCAGCTTTTATTTTAGAATGTGTAGCTTGATCTAAAAAATTAGAAAGATATTGTTCAACTCTTTGAGGAGCATCTTGACTATTAAATAATCCTTGTCTTGATTGATATAAAAGATCTGTGGTACTTCTCCCCTGACCTTTATATAATTGAGCTAAAGATTGAACTGCTAAACCTGTTCCAGTACCTCCACCAGTAAATAAGCTATCTAGGCCACCAATTGCACCCATGGTTCTACCACTATTTTGCTGAAAATAGGAAGAACCTGACATAGTTCTCATAACTAGATCAGAAATAACTTTAGGATCAACATTGCGTGTTTGAGCTAATGTTTCTGTTTTATCTGCTATTGACTGTAGAATTTCAATACTTCTAGATTGATCAAATCCAGCAGCAACAGCACCAGCTAAAGTATCTTTGATTAATTTAAAAGATTCTTTATTTGAGCTACCTGATTGTCGAAAACTACCTGCAGCACCAAAGAGTTGACTAGGATCTTGTCCGGTCGTCCTACTTAAAAGTTGAAAAGAATTCAAACGATCTGTACTTCCTGTAGCCCGTAGTAATTCTTCAGCATGACCTCTTGATTCATCTTTAGAAAAACCAAATTGAGATCCAGTAGCTTCAACTTCATCTAATCTCTTTTGACTTAGTCCCAAACCTCTTAAACGAATTCTACCCGAAGCAGCTTCAATAGCAGGGGCTATTAAACTAGACATTACTCGAATAGCAACACCAGTTGCCAACAACCCAGCTGTTGCTACAGTAGCTACTTTACCAAAACTACTATTTAAAAATCCACCGCCTGAATCACCACCCGAAACACTATTATTTTTGTTCTGATCTTTTACAACCTTACTTAAATCATTTAGTCTTCTTTTTTCTTGATTATAATCTTTGACAGCAGCTTCAAGTTGACTCTTTCTAGCTTGTATATCAGTATCGCTAATTGAACTGCCAACGCCACCTTTATTGCTAGCAGTTAATCTTCTACCACTATTTATTTCTGCATTTAATTTTTTAACAAGATCAGCTTGATTTTTTAAAACATCTTGTTGAAACTTAATCTCTTTAGATAATTTTTGAGCTTCTTGAGTAGTCTTTTGAAACTCTTGAGACGCACCTTTGCCACCAACCTTAAGAGTATCTTTTGTAAGATCATTAAAGGCAGACTTCAATTGCTTGAAGCCAGACATGGCACTGCCAACATCACTAGATATTCTAATTTGGTGATCTGCCATTATTCCCACCTAAGACTTGAAATTCATCATCAAAGACAACTTCTTTTCCACTATCTTTAGAAAATTCTTCACTAAAAGCATGTTCAGGAGTATAATCTTCTCCCATAATTTGCTTAAACCATTCTTCATCTGAAGAACTATCAATTAAGTTATTTTTTATCTCAAAGTTATTAAGTTCTTGAGGATTAGCCCTATAATAATCAGTATAGTATTCAACAATCAATTCTTCTAGAGTTTTATCTAACAATAATGGATGATTATCTGGTAGTTTGTATTTTTCTGACCACCACTGTTTTAAAAAATCCTTAAACTCTTCTAAATCAGATACAGAATTTCTTCTGATTCTGTATCTGGCTATAGACTTTAAATTATTATAGGAAAACATTACTCTTTTATAACATCTTTGGGGTTATCACCAAAAACTTTTTTTTCAAATTGATCATCAAATTCTTTACATTTATTATATATTTGAATAACAACCGATGCATCATAAAGATCTTGACCATTATTAGAGTTCTTCCACCAGTCAGGAGCTGAGATAACACAGTGTTGAAGAAAAGCTATAATAAAAAACATTCCTTTAACTTCAGAAGAAAGACCTTGAACATCTCCTATTGAACGTGCTACTGTAGTTTGAATGGCCAATTCTTTTCCTAAAGAAGGTCTCTTATAGGTAAAATTTCCTTCTAATTTTTGTTTAGTGCTTGGATCTTCAACTGAAATAAAAAAGGTTGTTTCGTTTGAAGGTAATTGGAGCATATTTTTTTATCCTTTAGTTTAATATGTTTTTTCTATTATAGCATATTTTTAGATTGACATATAAGATAAAAGTGATATTGGTATTGTTATATTTTGCCAGATACAATTTAGCCTTGGCCAAACACCGGGTTTTGTTTGGAGGGCGGGGCAACCCGCCTTCTTTCGTTATGCAGAAACTTTATCAAAAATAAAATAGCCCAAAGTTAAAAAACCTTGGGCTATTTATCAATAATATAAAAAATATGAAACTATTATTAAGCAGCAGATTCGTCAGAAGCTTTCAATCCAACAAAATTCCAAGTTTCAGTTGCTACGCCACGAGCATCAACAGTACCAGTACGACCGGTATTTTTGACACCAACTATACGAACAATAGTGACACCAGCAATGCGATCTTGAAGTTCAACAGTAAGCTCAGGCTGTGTTAAAATATCTTCTAGACGTGGAATAATTCCTAATTGAATAGCTGATTTATTTGCTACTCTAAAAGTATTACAACTAAAATCAACCTTATATCCTACTTCAGCATATTCAACAGCTGCTAGATTATCAAGAACATCAATAGGTTGATGATCATGAGAAATATTATAATTAACACTTGAAGCATAAGCTACTTGAACACCCTGAATTTTAAATATAGCTCGGGCTCCGGTAAACGTTTGTGACATATTAACTCCTTAATGTTTTTTAGTATCTTAAGATTCTATGATCTTAATATCTTTAAGCTGTTTGACGAATAGTGTCTAAAACGATCCTAGCAAGAACAAATTCAACACCTTGAACTGGAGTGATAGTAATATCAATATTCGCAACGTTTCCAATAACATTGACTGAAAGATTTTTCCAACCAAGACCTTTGTTAGTATCATCACCAATTATGATATCAGCATCTAAGAATTGTTTCATGATACCAATTACAGCATTTCTAATTGTTTCAGCTGTACCAGTACGAACCTTGTCGCCAACAAAAAGAGTTTCTAATTGCTGTCTAAGGTTATAGGCCACATAATGAGCAGCACTCAAAACATTGACACGATTTAAAACAAAGTTTGCATCATTTTGATAAGTAGTATTATGAAGAACAATTCTAATACCACCAGCACTAGGAGCTTCAATAATTGTAAGACCATTTTCAATAGCAATATTCTGATGACCAAGATTATTGGCATCAAATAATTCAGTAGAGCTATTAGGAGCTACACCTTGTTTTTTGACATGTTTAGCACCATTAACAGCAATGTATTTATGAGTCATAGGCAGGCCAATCTCACCACCTGCCTGCATACCTGCAACAATTGCAGCAAGCATATGAGGTTGACGCCAAACCAATGAACCATTGGTTGCTAAAATCTGAACATCTTGAAAAACTAATGAGGAAAATTCGCTATTAATTGCTTTAGCTTCATTTTGATTTTCGAGAAAAGTACCTCTATAGCCAATATAACAATTTCTTTCATTACGATTAACAGTACTACTCATCTTTTTACAATGCTCACGAGCTTGAGTATGAATAGACTCAACATCATAATTTGATGAGTTATCAGTATATCCAGGAATTTCAGCAAGATCATCACTAGCATCTTGAGAAACAAGAGGAACAATGATATTAATTCTTTTTCCTTCAAATGCTACAAATCCAAGGTTAAAAGAAGAAGTTGAAGAAGAACCTCTGGTACCGCCAGTTAAATAAGTACGAACAACAATATCAGGTAGTCCAATAAATAAAGTTCTTGAGATTTTAACTAATTGACTATTTTGATCAAACCACTTTTGAATTTCATACGAATCAGTTTTTACCTGACCAACTTTTAAACTTGTAGTAGTAGAACAAATACCAACAGCAGATACTCTATCTAAAACACTAGGAGGCAAACCGCCATTAGCAGTCACAGGTAATGAACATTTATAGCCAGTTTGAGAATCAATAAACTGAGCTAAATCTGCCAAAGTAGCAAAATTAGCTAGAGTTAGATTAAGATTAGATCCAGAACCACCTGTCACAGTAGTGGTCAAAGTCGTTGCAGTAATAGTCAAAGTTCCAGTTGTTCCAGTATATCCAATTTGTAAAGCAATTCGACCACCAATTTCACCAGTCGTATCTGCAGTTGATTCATTGATTTGATCTTGCTGACGATTGATTACAATAGTTCGAGTAGCATTAGTAGCAGTCAACCCAACAACAGTAGATCCTGCAATGATAGCAGCACCCTGTTGAGGAACACTGACACCCACAAGAGTCCAATTTGCACTAGCAATAAATTCTAAACTAATACCCATACCTTCACGGTGAGTACCAGTTCCAGTAATTGCTAAATTCAAACTAATTCTATTAACAACAGTTGAAGCATAGGCAATGGCTACAGTACCCAAAGCAGTATTAATTTTTGAATTCAATTCAGTAACAGTAGCAGCTGCACTAGTACAGTTTGCAGCTGTGATAGTCACAAGAGCACCACCATTAATCCTTAGAGTCATATCAGCACCAGGAGTATTTGTCCAATCAGCACCGAATTGAAGATTAAAGGTTTCTGCAGTGTCTTGACTAATAGTGGTATTGATAAGATTCTCATCAATACCAAAATTTTGAGAAGTGATAGTAGCCCAAGGATTAACACTATTCTGATTAATAATCAAACTAGCTTGAGTTGAATTATTAGTTTTATAAACTAAAATTTTACTAGCACCTTGAGCAACTCTAGCATCATTTGAAGCATTAACTAAACTTCGAGCAGCATCAACAATAGGTCCGCTACCATAGTATTCAATCAAATTAGCAAGAGTCGTACTATCATAAGTTCTAATACCACCCTCAGCTAAATTAGAACCAGGAGCACCTTTTGCAGACTCACCAATAATACCAACAATACCAGTCTCAGCAAGAGGAAGAGCACCAATCAAATTCGTTCTCAAAGAAGAATAAGCACCAGGTATTTTTAAGCTTGCACCATTAAAAGGAATTGTAATTGCCATAAATCTCCCTATTATCTACGATAAAATTTTTATAATCTTAATATGACTTTAAAACATCAAACCATTTGTCCAAACTAGCTTCAAGTCCATCAATTCTTTTCTTACAAAAGACTTGAACTGCTTCAATTGTCCAAAGCTTGGCTTGAGGAAATTCTTTTAAAAATAGCCTATATGCTTGGTCAAAACCATAAACGACTTCTTCTTTTACAGTCTCAACAATATCTTCAAGAACTTCTTCGATCATATCTTTAACCCCTTTGCTTTCATTATTTTCTTGACTCATTATATCATTTTTTGAATCATATTTTTTAGCCATATATCAAAAACCTCACTTTTTTTTAATTATTTTCTAATAATCTAAAGTTGTTTGAATAGTTAAAGTATTCTCATCCTCTCTTTTATAAAGATCACGAGGAACTTTAATAACACCATATGTTTCACCAAGAACTGGAAGATCTTCAGCTGTCCATTGTTGTTCAATAAATTTAATTTTTAAATTAAGATCTCTTGTAAAGAGATTTTCTGGTAGATAATTTCCTCTATCAAAATCAGTTCCATAGTATGTTGAAAGTTCTACACCCCTTAAAATAAGACTCTTCTTATAAGATAAAATAATATACTTTATTATAGTGTAGAGATACTTTGTTAAAAGTGCATCTTCAGTGATAATCTTTATTTGGATATCTTCTGATTCTCTAGTTGCCTTAGACTTTGCACTTGTATAGCTAACATTTGATATAACATTACAATTGGTTAGGTTTACTGATGGAAACCCTGATAGGATAAGAAAATGCTTATCACCTACTTCATCCGTTATTCCACCTGTGATAGGATAATTATCTCCATTGCCATCAACAAAAATACTATTTAATGTTATACCATTTAAATTTGATAGAACCCCTGTTACATCTATCATTCCACTAGTAAGATCATAAGATAGAGGCGTAAAGTTTGCTTTAATAACTTGAGGTGTAATATCTGTACTTATAGTATCTTGGTAATCTTCAAATGAAGCATAACTTTCTAACTCTTGATTATTTATCAAGTTAATTGCAATCGTAGGCTCTTTTAAATCAGTCAATGGGTAGCCTTGAACAATACTGATAGGCTTATTCAGAATAGCATCTTTAATTCTATCAATTTCAGCTTGACCAAAATAAGTGGCCAACCAAGGATCTTTTAATGAGCCAAAGATATCTTCTATCTTATCTGTAGAAGTATTGATTGAGCTTTTTATCATTGATAGGCCATCTCTCAATGTAGCTTCTAAAATTAATTCTGAAAGTTTGAATGACATATTATAATATTGTGTTTAAGATTTTATCAACTTGCTCACTGATATAGTTTTCAAGATCAGGAAAGATTTTAGCTCCTCCAAATCCTGGATGATTCCATTTTGATCTATCTGTATTTTCAGAAACTCTTCGAAAGGTCATATAAGTGCTTTGAGTAGCTTTATCATAAGTTTTTTGATATTTTACTAATCCATTTAGCTCTTTGATGCCTGTATTGAGTAGAGTAGCTACCTTACCTTGAAGAGGTGTGCCATCAGGTCCTTTAAGAATTTTATCTAAGCCACTTTGCTGTAAAACCTGCTTAACTGCATCTCTTAATTGAGTTGATTTTTGATTTAAGGGTGCTTTAGAATACGGTCTATAGCTAAAGGGTATTGTGTTATAGATTGTACCTTTTTTTGTGACTTTTGCTTTAGGTCCATTTAAAAAACCATCTATCATATTAAATGGAGCCCAACCATCTTCAATCGAATTTGCATGATCTCCAGTTAAACTAATAACATAAATTCCATCACCCAACCCATAAAGATTAAAAGAATTAAGATAATCTTGCTTAGTAGTTTTTAACCTCTGTTGAGCTAATCTTACACCCTCTGAATAAGTTGCTTGAGCTATTTGACCTATTGCACCTTCTAAAATTTCTTTAGTCTGATCTGCAAGATTGTCTAATGTCTTACCTAATTCCTCAGCTCTTATTTTTAGGTTAATATCAAACATTATTGTTCTAGAGTATTGGTTACCACTGTTATCTTATTAGGAGCTACCGGTGCCCCCAATAGATCTTCTTTAGTTATTAGATAATCTCTTTTTATGATCCATTGTTGAGAATGTTCAACCGGATCTACTTCTACTGAAGCTGAAGTTCCAAATTGAGAAAATCTATTGACATGTAATGCTTTTAATGATCTAAAAGTTAAAAGATATTCATAGTGGACACTATAAGTATTATTGACCGCTGGTCTAGTAACTCCAAGCCATTGAATATCTCTAGTATCAGTTGTTAAAGTAAAATGAACGTTTTCTTGATACTCAGTGCCATTTTGATCAATTATATAGTTGACTTTTAAAGCCTTATATTTTAGTCTATCAATATCGCCTGTTTGTCTTTGAATAAGTTCATAAAAAGTAGTCGTAAAATCTAATACTTCAATTTTGGCAAAATACTGTAAATAAAGACCTCTGACAAAACTAGCTAAAACACTTTGATCATCAAAAACGCCCTCTACATTGAACATCTTTTCAATCTTTTGAGATTGTAGATAGGCATATCCTTCTAATGGGAGACGATCTATAAAAAGGTTTCCATTGCACAAAGTACAGTCTATTTGATGCTCATAAGTATCTATCTTTTTGACATTAGGGCAAAGAGTAGTTTTGTATACCCTTACTCTTACACCATGAGTTTCAATCAATTTGTCAAAAGCAATAGGATCAAGGTTTACACGAACATCAAAACCTTTTCTTGGAATTTTAGCATTGACTATTGACATATTACTCTAAAAAACCAACTTCAGGATCAGAAAACATAGTAGCAAGATTAAGAGCCTGAAGAACTTGACTTTTAGAAAGATAGTCAAATTTACTAAACTGTTGCTCTACTATCTCGTCAGATTTAGATTTTTGAAGACTATCTCCAAAATCAAGATTAGTAGATTTTTCTAAGCGCTCTTTCTCACTTTTAAAAAAATCTTCTACTTGAGGATCTAAATCATTTTTCATTTGCCATAGTGTAAAATTATCTTCCATTGAATTCTCCGACTTTATTAGTTTTATTTGAACTTGATCAGGATCATTTTGAATAATCATTGCTTTAGGATCGATTGCATCAATATAGCTTACAACTTCACAAGCCATTGTTGTCTTACGTCTTTCATTTTCAAGATCTATCTCACTAATAGGAGGTGAAGTAGCAATATCAGGAGACATCTCATCAATCGTTTTATCAATATCATTGACCATCTGTTGATTGTAAAGGCTATCTCCAACCATATTGACAATCCAAATATGGTCTTCATAGGCCTGGGCAACAATATCTTTTAGAGTAAAATTTCTAAAAGCTAGTACAGGAATCTCGCCATTTTGAAGATAGATCCATCCAGTATAATGATTATCATCAACTCGAATCAAAAAGACACAATATTGATCATCAATTTCGATATGCTTTGAGTCATTGACATTCAGATTCTGAGCCTGAGATATCAAATGACTCAAGTATTTATCGTTTTCCGAAACAGGAAAATCTGACTTAAGCATCTTTTGGCCAGCTTTATTTAAAATTTCAAAAATAACTTGATTCATTAAGTCACCATAAGATTAAAGCCGCCACCATAATATCTTTTTGCTAATTCAAGCATACTGCCAATTAGATCTTGATATGATTGAATTCTAGCCCCATAAAGTCCTCTAGGATTATTAAATAGATTAGTTGATTGACTCAATCCATCAAGTGTGATACTTGCTCCAGAGATACCAACACCTAAAGTTGAGGTACCTAAGCTAATTAATAGAGGAATTGCACCATACATTCCAACAATCTGATTTATAAAGTAAGGTATCTTATCTTGTTCAAATCCAGCTACATATTCAATCTCAAACAATTGAGGATACTGAGAGGCTACCCCAAGTAATTGAGGGAGATATCCTGAATTATCTAAATTAAAATAATTCAAAGCTCCACTTGTAGGAGTAACCTGAATTTGACCAATCTCACTATAAACTCTAAGCCATTCTAAAGGATACTGAATTAAAGTTTGATTCGCTTGATACTTGACTTTTACTGAATTAACCTTTATAATTGGTTTGTGGTATAAATCAATAAAACCATAATTATAATAATTATTTACAGAATAGTCTCTTTTTTCAGTATAAGTTGTTGGTGTCAAAGTAATATTTAAAGCGTGCTCAATATAAGAAACACCTATCAAAATATAATTCTTAATTGTCTCATCATCAACTAATAAGTTTCCGTTAGAGTCAGTAAGAGGAACACCAACTAAGAATCTTTTTTTGAAATCTTCTACAGTCAAAAAAGTTTCAAACCTGTTGTACCCAGGATTACTAACTGAATTTGGAGGAAAAACTATATTAGTTGATATCATTAGACAGCCACATTAAGTTTTCGAATAGCTCCAATAAGATAAGCTATTCTTATATTGCCACCTGTATCGGTCAAAACTAATCTTAAATCTCCACTAATCATTGCAGCAGTTTGAACTTTACTCAAATTAACTGTAAAGATACTAGGATCTTCAGTACTTTGAATTATATCAGCATCAGCAATAACTAAATCAGTAGGAGTAGCCGGTATATATAAAGTTTTAGTGGTAGTATTAGGAACAGAATAAGGACATTTTCCTGTATCTCCTAATACTTGAAATTTAAGAATTCTATCTTCACCAGCATAGAATTCAAAAATATCAACACCACCAATGGCACAACTACCTAAAATCCTTAATCTATAAGATAACATAAATTAATAGTTTCGATTATAAGAGTAAGATCTTTTCCTGTTTTTTTCAATTAACGATCTAAAATGAGACAGAGCGTCTTTAAACTTCTTTTCATTAGATTGAAGCCACTCTTCTTCCAACTTAGCGATTTGATTCTTAATATTTTGAAATACAAAAACGCATTTAAAAGAGTTGTCATCAACAATCCTGCACTCAATAAACTTTACTCCCCGAACAAACAAAAATGTAGCAATATTCAAATTATCTGTTTCATATTCGTTTTGCACACTCATTACTATCTCCTTTTTTATATTAGTATTCTTATTAAAATTATTATATCCTATTTTTAATATTTTTTTTATAGTTTTTTAAAATAAAAAAAGGCCACTTATAAAAAATAAGTGGCCAATAACTACAGAATAAGAATTTTTTATTATTTTATTTGAAGAAGATTTTTTATCATATCAACTGTTTTTTGACTGATATATTGATCGACATTAATAGAAGAATACATGATAGAATTTACGTCATCAGAATGGTTTAGATCTAAACAATGTCCAAGTTCATGAGCATACATAGTCCACATATATTTAGTTGATTCACTCACGTCAATTTTACATTGCATTTTGTCATTTTTAAATCTCACATTTGAATAGGCGCCAAAATAACCTGATTCATCTTCTTTGGGTATAACTAAAGCTTTTCTCATACAAAAAGCTATATTAATTTCTTTTTCATTATCAATAACAAATATTTCTTTGCCTAAAGCAAAGTTCCAATAAGAAATTGCCTTTTTTATTTCTTCAATAACACGCTCATCATCAATATTTTTAGTCTGAAGAGTAATTTGAGAAAGATTAGAATAAAGTCTTTTAGAAGCAGCTGCGTCCTGAAAAGCTGTATAGCTTAAATGTTCATTTTCAAAATTAATTACTTCCATCTTAAGCGGTTCAGCAGTCACTTTATCATATCGATCATAGTCGATTTTAACAGTTTGTTTTTGCACTGTACAAAAATTAAGATAATCCGCTTCATCACAAGTAAAAAAAGTTTCATCGTTATCAACTAAAGGCATTTCTTTAGGATCAACTTTAGGCTCTTCACATTGAATTTTTAAATCTAAATTAGAAGATTGTTTACGCTCGTCTTGAGTACAAGCACCAATGGAGATGAGTAGAAGAGAAGCTAAAAGAATTTTTGTTTTCATATTTTAAAATTATTAATAAATGTGTTTATAAAAGTAAAGAAAAAGTCAGTTATAAAATAAAATAGTTTCACCGTACTTTATGTTCTATAACCGTGTTTTTCTTTACAACCATTCTTTATTTATTGCAATAAAAAGATCTTTTGTCAATTTATATTTTAAAATTGTTTTAAAATATAAATATTCAAACAACAAAAAACCCCATAACTTTTGTTATGGGGCAGAGTAGATCTTTCTTATATTATAGATTAAGAGTTTCTTCCAATATTTTCCATAATGACATTCTTTGTAGGAGTATAGACAATAGGAGTTCCATACAACATTTGCATCCAACGATAAGCAGCTCCAGTAATGGCTAAATCCATTTTGAACAAAGGAGAAAGTTGTTTCCAATTTAAGTTATCAGACTCAACTTGCAAAAGATATCCAGTAGCTAATCCAGGCCCTTTACGACCAGCATCTCTAAAGTTAGCACCACCACCACCGACAGTAGCATTCGTATCTTTCACATACCCAATAAACAAATGACCACTACCAGTAACACTTGAACGATAAACTGCATAATAAAGAGCACCAGCAACACCAGTAATTGTAATATTGGTACGTTGACCAGCAGCAATAGCTTGTGAAGATTCAGCAGTAGCCAATGATTCACCATCATTATTTAAAGCTGAAACTCTGTAATAATAAGTACCAGCAGCTAAAGCAGAAGTCGTATCAGCTTCAGCGGCAATAGCACCAATCGCAGGAGTGGCAGGAGCACCAGCTAAAGCAGCAGTCAAAGGACTTTGTTTGGGGTTTAAAAACTTATCACCGACTAAACCAATTTCACCAGCTGAGCTTACAAAACTCGTTAGAACGAATCCAGCCTTACCATTGGGAATACCCATAGGATTGACACGTTCTTTATTGTAAAAAATAACACTCAAATCTTTGTGAACTCGGTGAGGAATAAAAAAATGAGTAGGATTTCCAAAATTTTCCAAAGAACGTAAACACATCTCTTCAATGTCGTCCTCAATAGGAACAGCACCATTAAGGTTATAAACTACTGAAGTTGTTCCGCCGTACCCTTCCCAACCAGTATACTGAGCTTTAGTATCAACATTACCAGCACGAATCTGTTGCTCTAAACCATTAAATTTTAGTGAAACAGCATGAACATCAGCAGGATCACCAGTGAAGTTACCACTAGCACCATTTTGAAAAAAACCGTTTGCTTCAAACAATTGACGTTCTAAATGCTGAAGAATCCAAAGAGTACCACGTTTAATCTGATCAGCTATTACTGGACCATGAGCAGAACGAACTAAGGTCATTGGATGAGAAACAACCCGAGTCGTACCGATATATCTTACTAATTGACCAGCTCGGTTATACTGAGCAGTCTCTTCAAGAGGAGCAGCACCAGCATCAGCATTAAAAAAACCACCATTCTGACTTTCACCATGACTTGTAACTCGATTATACTCTTCATAAGTATTGTAAGCCTTATCTTTAGGAATCATAGGCCACAATTTTAAACTTTTTTCTGAAAAGGTAACTGATTTTAAACTTGCATCTAGAGATTCAACCTGAAGAGCAGTACCATTGGTTAACGTACTGGGTTGTTGATTATAGTTTCCAGCTTGTAAAGATTTTAACAATCCATCAAGCTCCTGAGGGCTGACAGAGCCGAACCCTGAAAAGTTATTAACTTTATTAAGATCAAACATTTTTATTCTCCCTTTCTCTCAAAACATTAAAAAATAAATTATTTACCACCAAAACGCTTATTTAATTCACCATTAACAATATCTCTTACACTAGGATTGCTGATTTTATTGGTTGCTTCATATTCCATAACAATTAGGCCATCAATAGTATTAGATTTTTGAAGATCTAAAAGAACATCGAGCACTTGAGATTTTCTTAAACCTTCAACTTTACCACCTGAAGTTGTACTATTTTCAGATTTCTCAATAACTTCAGTTTGATTTAAAAGTGCCTTAGGATCTCTAGCAGGGCTTTTTCGAAGAGTCCCAATATCACCTTTAAGTTGAACAATTTCAGCACTAAGTCCTTTAACTACATCAACAAGACTAGAGACTGACTTATAGAGAGGGTTAGCCTGAGCTTTTTTAAGCTCTTCTTTTTCTTGAGCTTCTTTTTTAGCTTTAACAAGAATCTCATAATCTTCCTGAGAAACTTCAAATGACTTTTTCATATCATCTTTACCATTCTTTTTATCATCTTCTTTATCATCATCATCATCATCTTCTTTATCTTTTTTATCTTTAGCTTTTTTGGCCTTAGATTTATCATCTTCATCTTCGTCACCATCTTCAGATTTACAATCTTTCTTCTTCTTCATACTTTCCATGTCTTGATCTTTCTTATCTTTATTTTTAATAACATCACCACCACCATTAGACTCTAAGCTAATATCAGCTCCAGCACTGGCAGCAGTGCCAATTTCATCAAAAGATTTCTTCATATCATCTTGACTTTCATTTGATTTTTGCATACTATTTTTAACCTCTTTAAAAGCATTAGTAATTAGATTATCGACTTCTTCATAAAGTTTTAAATTTTCAGTTGACATTTTATGCTCCTTTATCTTACAGTAAACTTATGGGTAGATTTAAATATGAAAGTCTAACATAGAGGTCGCTATCACCAGCTGCACCATAAATTTCACCAGTAAGAATATGAGCAACAATGGGTGCATTTTCAACAGGAACAATAGCTGTAGAAAAATTTGAAGTTGCAAATCTAACTTGACCTGAAGTTTGATCTAAAAAACCAGTAGTTTCAACAGTGATAAGAGCAGAACCACCAGCATTAGTATATTTAAAGGTTAGATCATCATTTGCACCAACAGCATCATATGCAGCACTTCCATATTTCATTTGTACATAAGCTGATAATGGAATATTAGTATATCCAATACCAGGAGCAGGAAGAACAATAAAAGGTGTAGCATTTAAAGTTCTAACATTCGCAAAAGGAATTTGTATCGTAGTACTTAAAGGTGCAATTCCATCAAAAAGATTAGCCAACTCAGTTCCAATTTTTCGATCACCAAGTGCATCTTTGAAAACATTTTTTTGTCTGTTTGATAACATTTTAGTAACTCCTTGTAAGAATTATAACATTATTTTAAATCTTTTTTTATAAATATTTTGATAACATTTTATTATTTTTGCATCATAGAAATGGCCACTTTAGCAAAAGTACTGATAAACGTGCCACCCGATAAAACCAATAAAGCCCAAAAAATCTTTTTTAACCAAGTAATATCATTAACACATTGATGCAAAAGAAGCTTACTTTCATTTAAATCTTCTGTATGAGTTTTCTGTACATCTCTAACATCAGATATTTCCTTATTGACAGAAACCAATTGACCAGTGATCGAAATTAATTGGCCATTATTAGCATCTGATTGATTTTTAAGATTTTTTAAGAAATCTTCATCAAAATAAAGTGATTCTTTTTTTGGTGATTGCATAATGTCCTGTTAGAATGCTTTATATCTTAAAGTTCCTCTAATGCTTCTACCAGTTTGATTTTGATTAGCAGCATTCATAGCAGTTTCATTATTAGGAACTGCACTCATATAATAGAAATTGACATTTCTACTATTAGAGGCTATCAATGGAGTAACAACAGTACTAATATCGCCTGTATTAGCAGCTTCACCTGAACCATAAAAACCAGTAGCAGTAGCGGCTGTTTTTGAATAAGGTGTTACTAAAGCAAGTCCAACAGCACCAGCACCAGCAGTGCCACCAGCAACATTAACAAAATTCCAGTTAAGAGTTACAAAACCAGCTAAATCAACCATATATTCAAAAACATTAATAGAAGTATATGTAGGAGCAGTACCACCAGAAGCTACAAAAAATGAACCAGCAGTTGCACCATTTTGACCAGTAGCCATATTATACGTACGACTACCAAAAATATCATGACATGCTTGATTTCCTATGCCACCTAAAAAAGCAAAGGTCCAGTCATCAGCTGCAGTTTTATTTAATCTAATAGCTCCAATGGTAAAACATGAGCTATTGGCAAATGTTGCTATTTGATTTGTAGTTGTCCAAAGAATAACATTACTTTGACTTTGAGAACTTGGAGGAACATCTTTATAGCCAATATTAGTACTAGCTCCAGTTGTAGTCGCAGCAGGATCTCGTGATAGACCTAAAATAGGGGTAGAGCCATTATAAATTAACTTAATAGCAAAAGGTAAATCATTCCAAGCAACTCCAGTACCTGTAGCAACACCAAAACTAGTACCGCCACCACCATTAAACCAACTATCAGCACTGGTCGAATCTTGAATAACACAATTCGTAGCAGCAGTAAAAGTAGCACTTAAATATCCACCACCTGAAGGATTTGGCCATCTAAACCAAACAGGATTGGTAGATGATGGAGTATTTCCATTATGATCTTTTAAAGAAAGAACACCTGAAGATAGGGTGAGGGTACCATTAGTAGAAAAATTTGCAGCTTGAGTAGGAGAATATAATCCAGTTACACTGACACCATTTTGATCATTTAGAATAACACCACTAGAATCTGGAAAAGTATAATTTCTATTTCCAGTTAATCCAGGAGTGGTAAAACTAGCAGAATTTCCACCTGTACTATTAAGAAGAAGCGTACCAAAAACACTAGCTCCATTGGTATCAACTTGAAATTTATTACTGCTTGCAATAAAATTTCTTATATAGGTAGAGCCATCACTTATAAGATAAGTAGTACCACCAGTATCAAAATTTAACTTATTTGTTCCAACAACTAAAGGAGTGCTATTTAATACAAGACCGCCAGTTTGATCTAAAGTAATAACATCATTGCCACCCACTTGAAAAATCATTTTACCAGTAGATTCTCTTAAGCTAGTGGTCTGTCCATCATTCAAACTAATTTTTTTAGTAGTAGGAACTCTAACCGTTCCTTGTAATCTTGCATCACCATTAATATCCATAATTTTTTCCTTTACATTTTATAATGAATATTTTATCATACTTTTTAATGTCTTTTTTATAAAAAACCTCTTTTATACTTTTTATTTCTTAGCATAGAATGATTATATTAAATTATTTTCCTAATTCGATATTTTGGTTTCTAATCTTTATCCAATCAAGCACCTCTTGAATTTTTTTCAAAATCATTGCATTTTCTTTTTTTTCATTACTTAAATTTTCTTTAGCAATCTGTTGAGAACACCAAATAAACACTTCATCAATACAACAACCATTAATGCCGTTTTTTTCAGGATCCCCTTCTTGTAATTTGATATTTATAAAATCTTCCATTTTATCCCCCATTAAAAATATGTGATCACCAAAACCATACCATCTCCACCCTTACCACCTGCCCCACTTATGATTTTAGTATTATTAGCAGATCCACCACCTCCACCACCACCGCCATATAACCCACCAGCTCCACCATTCCCACCTGCAGAAGTTGTGTGGCCATAGGCACCACCTCCACCGCCACCACCGTTTGTATAAGTTGTTGCACCTGCAGTATAACCAGCACCACCAGCAACACCGGGACCGGAACCTCCAGTAGCCCCAGAGTTATCTCCATAATAGCTTAATGTCCCACCTGCACCGCCTAGATAGCTAACACTTGATCCATCAGTACTACCACCCCCTCCACCCCCTGAACCACCTAAAACAGCTGTGCCCCCTGGTTGACCAGCAAATGGTCCTGATAATCCACCATCTCCACCATTATATTGTCCAGCCCCTCCAGTAGGCGTTGCTGGACTTCCCATGTTACCCCCTGCTCCTGCAGGGCCACCATTTGCTTTTAGATAGCTACCAAAACTGGAAACCCCTCCTGACACACCTGGGTTTCCATCTGTAAATGTTGTAGTCTGACCAGCTCCCCCTGCTCCCCCAACTCCTACCGTAACAGTCACTGTTGAAGTTAGCCCAGCTGCATTAAAAACTTCTTCTGAGCTAGCACCGCCAGCGCCCCCACTACCTCCTGAATAAGTTGGCGTACCTCCTAAACGACCGCTACCACCTCCACCACCACCGCCTATAGCTCTTACTCTAACTAATTTTGCACCAGCTGGTTTTGTCCAGGTACCGCTTGAAGTAAAGGCTTGCACATCTACCGATATTCCTAAAGTTCCAGAAACATCAGGTAGTGTATAGGTTCTGGTAGTAGCTGTAGAGATACCAGATAACTGAAATTTTGCCTGCTTTGTATTATCACCATCATCCTGAAGAGTAAGATTAGTATCTTGAATAGTGATGATGTTTGTATTATTGAGTGTTTTATTAGTTAAAGTCTGGGTATTCGTATCTAAAACAACAACACCAGAAGCATTAGGGATGGTTAAAGTTCTGGTAGTAGCTGTAGAGATACCAGATAACTGAAACTGTAATTGTTTAGTAGCATCGCCGTCGTCTTGAAGTGTAAAAAGATTATCAGCTGTTGTAATAGTGGCTTTATACGTTCCAACAGTAACAGTACCCAATCGAGTAATATTGTCTTGAATGGTATTGGGTAGGGTGGTTAAAACTTCAACATTTCCTGTACCAGCTGTATTTCTACCTAAAACTGAAGCAGTAGCAATAGTTTGAAATTTGGCCAATGTAACCACATTATTAGCAATAGTAGTTGACAATGAGCTACCAGCTGTGGTTACATCACCAGTCAAAGCAGGAAATTGACCAGCTTGAAGAGTACCAGTAACACCATTAGTTAAATTAACTTGGGCCCAAACAGGATTGTTATTTGTTCCTGTATTAGATAAATATCTTGTAGCATTAGTATCTTTTGTTAAGGCTGATATGGTATTGGTAGCAGAACCATAGAGTAAATCACCTTGGGCAATAGAAGTTAGACCAGTTCCCCCTTTAGTAACTGCTATTGTTGTAGCATTCCAAGTTCCTGTTCCAATAGTTCCTAAAGTAGTGATATTGGCAGAGCCTGCCCAAGTACTTAAAGCAGTATTTTCAACATTATCTAAAGATAATAGAGTTTTTACAGCACTAGGAGTTAAAACTTCTACTGAACCAGTTCCAGCTGTAGTTCTTCCTAGTATACTATTAGTTGTAATATTTTGAATTTTAGCAAAAGTGACTGCTTGATTAGCTATAGTAGCAGCAAAAGATCCAGTTCCTGAACCAGTAACATCACCAGTCAAAGTAATAGTTTGATCACCAGTATTTGTTCCTGAACTAGTTCCTGAAAATGTACCATTTTGAGTTGCTAAAGTACCTAAACCTAAAGTTGTTCTAGCTGTAGTATTATCAGGATCATCAATTAAAGATCTACCAAAACTAGTCAAGGTTGTAGTAGAAGCAGTTCCTGCACCTGTGTAATAAGGTAAAGCATCAGCAGCTGAAGTAGTAGTAGCTAAAGCTGATAACTCAGTATCTAAAGGCTGATATCCTGATAAATCAGAAGTTAAAGCTATCGTACCATTTGCATTAGGTAAAGTATAAGTTCTAGTGGTAGCTGTACTAATTCCAGAAGCCTGGAACTTAGCCTGTTTAGTGTTATCTCCATCATCTTGAATGGTGAAATTAGTATCGAGTAAGGTAACATTATTAGTATTTCCTATTGTCTTATTCGTTAAAGTTTGAGCACCTGTTAAGGTTGTAACAATACTCGTGTCAATTGATAGAGTATTACCAGTTTTTAATATACCCGTACCAGCAACAATTGACCCAGCTCCTGAAAATTGAGTAAAAGTAAGATTAGTTGAACCTAAATTAATAGGATCAGGAGTAATAAGAACATAGCCATTATTTAAATTAGTACTACCCTCTTCGATAAAAGTATATAAACCAGAAGTTACTTTAAAAGAAGCATCTGCATCTGTAGCTCTAGTCCAAGAACCAGTTGAAACAACATAAATACCATTTTGGCTCGCAGTGCTTTGATCTTTGACTAAGACTCTATTTCCTGTAACTGTAGCTACACCATCAATGGTTTGTTCGCCTGATAGAGTAATATTAGCAGTAGTAGCAGCTCTACATGAATTTTTAAAATCTAATCCTAAAGCAAAAGCATCAACATAAGCTTTATTAGCTGCATCACTGGAACCAGTAGGATTTGACAATCCTGTTATTGTTCCACCTGTGATATTGACATTGTTTGCATTTTGTGTTGCAATAGTTCCTAAGCCAAGGTTTGTTCTAGCACCTGAAGCAGTAGTAGAACCTGTTCCACCTTTATTCAAAGCTAAAGCTGAACCACCTAAGTTATTGATATCAATACCTGATTCAATAACATCGGCAATGATAGTATTGGCAACATCATTATAGGTAAAATTGATAGTAGCAGTATCAGTTAAAATACTGCCTACGGCATCTTGAGCTTCTTCATCAGTATAAGTAGAAGTATTAACCCAAGAAGGATTAGTTCCATCAGTTCCTAAAACTCTTCCATTATTTCCTGTTTGACTAGGTAAAAGATTATTTAAGGCAGCACTAGCTGTAGTAGCATTAGTACCACCTTTATTTACAGGTAGAGTACCAGTGACATTTGTACCAGATAAAGTTATAGGATTGGCTGTAATTTGTTGACCAGCTAGAGAAAGATAATTCTCACCTACTAAAGTAACAGGATTATGAAGATCAGAAGTTAAGGCTATAGTTCCTGAAGAATCTTGAAAGGTAAAAGTTCTACTAGTTCCAGTAGAGATACCTGAAACTTGAAAGAAAATTTGCTTAGTGGGGTCACCATTATCTTGAATAGTAAAACTATTGTCTAAAATAGCAATAGAGCCACCAGTAATGGCGACATTGCTCCCATTTTGGACAGCCATAGTTCCTAAACCAAGAGTAGTCCTTTGGGCTGCATTATCAACATCATCTAAAATAGCTCGACCTGCAGCAGTACAAACTATTTCTTCAACAGGACCAGCACCAGCTGTCACTCGACCTAAAATTCTATCAGTAGCTGAGACATTCTGAATTTTAGAATAAGTTATTGAACTATTTTTTACATCAGCAGTTATGGCAGGAGTGGCATCATCATAGGTGAAATCTATAGTTGCTGTATCTACTAAAATACTTCCTACAGCATCTTGGGCCTCTTCATCAGTATATCCACCACCTGACCCAGTCACCCAACTAACATTAGTACCATCTGTACTAAGATATTTTCCACTATTGCCCATTTGACTAGGCAATAAGTTATTTCTAGCACTTTGAGCCGTTGTTGCACTAGTCCCTCCTTTATCTGTTGTTAAAGGAGTACCGGCTAATGAATTAATATCAATCGTAGTAGGATCTACTGATCCCCCCCCACTACCATGACCAGAAGTCTTTCCATCACTCATAGTTAATCCACAATAAAAAGGTGAGTATATTATTCTCTTATCTTTTTATTATAGATTACTAATTGAATTTAAGATGGATTTAGAACTATATAAGTAGTCTTTCCATCTTTTGAAGTAATAGAATCAGCCATTATCTGCCTCTCGTTAAAAAGATTTTACAAGAGTTAGTGGCATTGGTAGTTAATTTTTTTATTCTTACTCTATAGGGAATAATACTAGTGTCAATAAACCAAACTCCTGAACTAGTATGAGTAGCAGCTGAAGTCAAAATAGCTGTTACATCTCTCCATAGAGTTGATGGGGGATCTAAGGTAAGTCTTCCACCACTAGGCATAGGAGTATCTATAATTTGATATTTTGTTGAAGTACTTGTAGCCCCCGCTAAACCACCTACAAAAGTCATAGTTCCAGTTGCCTGGCTATAAGCAGTAATAATTCTAGTTTGACCAATATTTCCAGGAACAACGTCATCAACAATCTTTACATGAGCACCAATCAAATCACCATCAGTATTATATCCTAAAACTGTATTTAAACCAGCATCAATAATAGTTGTGGTTGATCCAGCTCCTGAAGCAGTTCTATCTAAAACTACATCACTATAAACTTGTTGATTAGTTGCCTCAATAGTCAAAGTAGTATTCGAAATTAAATGTTCAACTGAAAAATGTCGAAACCCATCCGCTCCTACATTAAAGTAAGTATAGCTAAAAGTAGCATCAGGAGCATTAGTTTGATCAGCAATCTTACCATCAAAAATCACTGAATCTCTAGCATGTTTTTGTCTAACAGGAATTCTAGCCATTTAAAACCTCTTAATCTTTTTTAGAATCTTCTTTTTTCTTCTTTTTCTTAGACTCTAAAGATTCACTTTGCATTGAAGCTCCACCAGTTAATTGACTAGGAGCTTGATTATAATTTCCAGCCTCTAAGGCCTTTTTAACACTTAAACATTCATCAATCTCATCATAGATGCTCATGACATTGTCATAAATTAGATGAATAGCTACAGTTTCAAAAAAGTTTTGAATCTTTTCTAAGTTAACTCTTATTTGCTCTTCGTTATTTGCTTCTAATGAAATCTTTAAAGCATGGCCTAGTTGAGCTAGATAGAGATAGTTTGAGTCATCATTATAGACTCTTATGATAAAATCAACCACTCTATAACCAACTGACTTCATACTAGAATATGATTTTAAAATCTTTTCACAGTTATTTAGAGTTAAAAGACTTCTTTTCCCTAATGCCCTAGCTTCATTTGCATTTAAAGGAATGGACTCACCCCATGATTTAGCTATTTTAGCATAAGCTGTAGGGGTACCATCTGAATTAAATAACACAGGAATATGATCTCTATTAAAATATTTTACTAAAACTTTTGCTTTTCTTAAAATAGGCTTTAAGCTATTAATTTTATTTGCTTCTTCTTCTCTAGATTTTTTATAAGAGGAAGTAAGACTCAATGAAGCAGAAAAGTTTTTAGCTTGCTTAGACAGATCAAGAGCTTTTTGAACAGATTGATTGACAATATTCATCACCTGATCTTTTGTATAAGAATCTTGTTTCAATACTTCATTCTCAGCTGTTAAAGATTTTACTAGTTCAGCATAAGTATGGGGATTGACTGGATCTACTGTTACAGCTACTTTTTCAACTCTAGCTCCAACAATTTCTCTTCCATTAACACCACATCTTTTTAAGACTTTTCCTTCAATGCTAAAACCCACTCTTCTTTTATCTTCGTTCTTTAATGAAGTTAAAATATTGTAAATTCCCTTAGCCTTATCAGTATTTTTAAACAGATATCCTTCGACAAAAAGACCATCTTCATTGATTGAAGCATTATCAATTTTACCAATAATGTTTTCTGGTCCTGGTTTATGATCCCAATTAAAGAGACCTCGACCATCAGTCAAAGGCGTAATATCTAGACTATCCTGACGAATAATTTCTCCCTGTAGATCCATATGATCAGTAGACGCAATACCCTTAATACGCCACTCATCATTCTTTGCTTTTTCTAAATCTACAGGGACAAAGAAAGAAAAATTCTTTAAATTTTCTACTTGCTCAGTCATGTTAAAATCCTCTTGAATGTCATTTTAACACAAGAATACTATTTTTTTTATATTTTTTTGATTTGATAAAACTAGGTAAATAAAAAGCTCCAACTTTTATTGGAGCTTTCTTGACTACTCTATAACCTAGTGGACAACCAAGGTAATAGCTAGACTTCGCATCTGACTCTTAAAAAAAGTTTTCTTTGATGCCTTTACTTATAAACTTTTTTCTTACTTTACGCAAGGAATTTCTAAAATAAAGATTTGTCAAACTTAAAGTAGACACTAATAGTTCAGATATTTCTTCTAAAGTATGAGATCCATTAAGGAACAACTTTGAATAAACAAAAAAACAATAATTACTATAACTATCTAAAACATGCCAATCACATTTAGGTGCATTAGGCTGTTCATAGATAGCATTTAAAGCTAACTCACAGGGTTTCTCTGGAAAATGAGACAATTGCCGAGGACACCTAGAATCTAATTTTAAATGTTTAAAATAATTATTTTTTATTGATTCAATCTTTTTACTTAAATCACCTAATTCTTGGTAAAGATCATTAAGCTCTAAATCAAAATAAAATATATTAGTATCTAAATTTTCTATTGTAGAAACTTCTTTTAACATAGTAATATTAGGACTTATAAATTTTTTCAACTAAAGTCCCAGCAGCTTCATTTAACTTTTTATTAAGATCAGCTTTTAGGCCATCTTTTACTAAATCAAAAGATTGAAATGCCTGATCGATCTTATCACAAAATTGTTTATAGGCAATATTCAAAGAAGTTAGAATTTGATTTTTATAGTTTTCTTTATCGACTAGAGCAATAGGACTATTAGGATCTGGATTCTTTTGGGGTTCTAGTTGAGGACTAGGTATTGAGTTTTCAGGTACTTGTTGCTCTAACTCAGTTTTTTCTTGTAATGGTTCTTGAACTACTCGAAGTTTTTTTGCCATATCTTATCCTTTAAAAAATATACTATTCGTTGCATGAATTAAAAGATACTCTTGTTCGTAAGCATCTTCATTATATCGAATATTATTATAGTATCTTTTAAGGATGTCAACTATTTTTTTATAAAATAAATGATTATCTTTGCTTTCTTTGTAGAATGCAGGATAAAATAAAATACCAATCTCTTTTATTTTTTTGTAACTTTCTTCTGTAAGACATTCAATAATTTCAACTTCGCTTCCTCCAGCATCTATTAAAAGCTTATTAACTTTTAAAGATTGAATCATATCATTAATACAAACACAGTTAACAGGTCGATTGTGTCGACGCTTTTTTACATTGAATGAATGAAGACTTTTATCACTCTTAGTATTGATATAAAAATCTCGTGTCTTAGTATTATCATTAATAACGGCATAAATATAGATATCTACATTATGGAGAAGATGAAACTCCTTATTCGCACTTAAAACTTCATAATTATCAAGATCTGCTTCAAAAGAATAAATATGTTCAACTTGAGAACTCGTAGTAACAACAAATCCTCCAATGAACCCACCTATCTCAAGCCACCTGTCATCTGAACTTAAATTAAGTTTTAGTTTTTTTAATCTACTGAGGATAATAGAAAGAGCTTTTTCATCATGCTCATCTCTAACAAGGAATTCTTGACGCTTTACTTCAGCGATATAAAGCTTTTTTTTTCTCATGGGTATTCAATTTTCTATTTATTGAATTTAGACTCTCTATGTAAAACTTATCTTCATCAAAAAAACGCTTTACGTAATGATAGCTATGGATAGACTCAAACCACCCTATATTACGCATACTGTCTTTAATTTTTAAAAGATATTTTGAAGCACGCCGACCTAAAGAGACTATAATTCGAGGATTAATGTTTTCTATTTCTGTTTTAAGGGCTTCTAGATGTTCATCTTCTGTAATCATCCATGACTTATAAGCACAAGTAAGGTAAAAATTATCCAACTCTATTTCAGTTCTCTTTAGGTAATAATTGATAAAGAAATCAATCATTTCTCTTGTTTGTTGATTTTCTTTAGCATTTACGTATTGAGGCCAAATATCATCAACTAAAAATATTTGCCCTTCAGTATTTCCATAACCTAAGGATTCAATAGAATTAAGAATTATCTCTACTTTATTCATTGCTTTGCATTTCGTTATAGACCCATTGAAAATAAAATTTATCTCTGTCTGACTGCTTCAAAACTAATTCTATGGTGTTTTTTACTATTTCTAGACCATCTACTACCCATGTAATAGAAGAAGATTGATTGGCAAAAATTGACAAACTAGAAATAGTTTTATTAATATTAATTAAAGATTCTTCCCAATTTGGTTGAAAATAAAAGTTACCAATAATCTTTTCTAAAGAGTATCCAAATATCTCTTCTAAAGTTTTTTGTCTAAATTCTGATAGGATAATATTTATCCCATTTTCTGCATTAGTGCTATAAAAGCTTCCAATATTAAAAGGATGTTCTGTAAATAAACTATCTCTTTTAACAACAAAAATCTTTCTATCTGAAATTCCCGCTACATTTAAATTCAATCTTAAAGCACAATCAAAAATTTGTTCTTCAATTTCAATAGCCTGTTGTTCTGGACTAATAAGTTCATTTGCCTTAACTTGTTGATACAAACTAGTAACAAAAGCTTTATATTGATCTTCTAGCTCTAATTCTTTTTTTAGATTTTCACATTTTAGAAGGGTAATATTTAACATCCTTTTTTCTCCTTTTCTATATTTTAAAACGTTTTATAAAAAAACAATAACTATTTTAAAATATAAAGTAAAGGAAAAAAATACTCCACTATTATAGTTGTCAATAAAAAATTAAACAAAATGTTAAAAAAATAAGTATTATTAATCAGATACAATAATATGATTTTTTAAAATTTTTAAAATAACTTATTTAATTTTAAAAGTCAAACGAAAACACGGTGAAAAACACTCAGTATATCCTAAGCAAATTGCTTTAACTATTTAGCACTCAGATATTTTCAATTTACCTATCATAAATAGTATTTATATTTTTCTAATATATCTAATCTTCCATTAATAGAGTAGTATTTTTTTATTGATTTATTTTTAAGTATGGTGTATATATAAAAGTATGACTATTTACGAAATTAAATTAAATAAGAGAAAGAATAAGCCACATACTAGACCAAATAGAAAGCCTGTTCTACCAGGTGGTCATCATCGAGTCGATATTTATTTAGATGAAAATTGTGTAAAGATAGCTAAAGAATTAGGGGAAGGTAATATGAGCGCTGGGGTAAGGCGTGCTATTTATTTAGCACAAATAGAGCTAAAAACTACTGTTGCATAAAGGTAAGATAAGCAGCTTCACAGCGTTGCCTTGCTGTAGCGTGAGAGGCTAAAGAAGCTAAAGTATTGTTTCCTAGTTCTATTTCACAAGCCTCTTTTATAAGCTTTATAAGATTATCATAAAATAGAAAGTTTGCTCTTTTTTGAAAAATCCTCTTCTCCATCAAATACGCATGATTAAGATCTTCGGCAGGATTAAAAAAGTTACCAGAACTTTCTGGATCGTAACCAAAGTTAACACGTTCTAAAGAATATGGATCCATACCAGGACATGAAATAACCCAATTATTAAATTGTATGTCTTTTTGCCACCTCATCACATTGATGGCAATCCACTCATTCAGTTCTTGATCTGTCATTTCTAAAACTGGTTTCATTCTTTCAATCTCCTTTTCTTCTGCTCTTCAATTAGCTTTTGTTGCTCACGGTAGGCTTGGATGAGGAGAGGGAGAGCATTGCGGGATTGATTAATAAAAGCAGCATCTACTTGGGTCAAATACTCCCCATTGCCTAAATAGATTTCTGGATCAAAGACCTCACTTCCATCAGCATAGGATTTGTCTTCTATAAGCTCAATATCCCACGGTCCAGGTGTTGCCTTCTTCTCTGTGTCTTCCCACTCTTTAAGCTGTTCTTCAGTGATCATTTTTATTCTCCAAATCTCGTTTTCCGCTTCCGCCACATTCTTTGCAAGCGGTGTATTCAATAAAGAAAAGCGGTAAACCATCTCTGAATCATTTTAGTCATAAAAATATCTTATTTGAGGATTTTAAGCCCTAAACATGGACTAACCTTTTACGCATAGAATTTGCTTTAATTCAACAACTATTTCAACTAAATCATTCTGATTCTTCATTACTTGATCAATGTCTTTATAAGCTCCTGGAATTTCATCTAAAACATCCAAATCCTTTCTACACTCAACACCTAGAGTTTGATTTTCTAAGTCAAGTAATGAAAAATGTTTTTTAGCTTTGCTCCTACTCATTCTTCGACCTGCCCCATGAGAAGCACTATTAAAAGATTCAGGATTTTCCAAACCTTTTACAATATAGGATTTCGTTCCCATTGACCCAGGAATAATTCCAAACTCACCTTTTTTAGCACTAATAGCTCCTTTACGAGTAACTATTACATCTTCACCAAAATGAGTTTCCTCAGAAACATAATTATGATGGCAAGTAATCATAAAAGAAGTGGTAAGCTGAGGAAAGAATTGCTTTAAAGTTTTTATATAGAGCTCAAGCATAACTTCTCTATTTAAAAAAGCATACCTTTGAGCCCAAAAAAGATCTTTTTTATATTCAAACATTTCATAAGTTTTGGCTAAAAAAACAGCTAAATCAGGGTCAGGAAGATCTTTATTATAAATTAAATTTTTAGCTCTATTAATATGAAATTCGGCCAATGTTTTACCTATATGTCTTGATCCTGAATGTAACATTAGCCATATGATATTATTAGCATCTAGACAAAGTTCAATAAAATGATTCCCATTACCTAATGTGCCAACTTGTTTTAAAGCTTTTTCTAATAATAGCTGTACAGGAGCATTGAGCTCTTTAAATTCACTAAATAGATCAGCTACGCCTTTAGACTGAACCATTTTCTCATGTTGATTAAAGCCAACTGGAATATTCTTTTCAATTTCACTTCTTATTGTTTTGAGATTATCAGGTAGATCTTTAGCATTTAAATTCGTTTTAATAGCTGTCATTCCACAGCCTATATCTACCCCCACAGCTGCAGGAGAAACAGCTTGTTTCATAGCTATAACTGATCCTACAGTAGCCCCTTTGCCATAATGAACATCAGGCATAACAGCTACATGATGAAAAACCCAAGGCAATGATGATATATTCTTAAGTTGATTAAGGGCTTCAGACTCTACTTCATTAATATCTGTCCAAAGTTTAATGGGAATTCCATCATATTCTATTTTAGAGATCATAAATGCCTTTATTCTATTTTACTTTTTATCCATAACAACTTCTACACCAACCAAACTAGTAGCATCATAGGTGTTTTCTCCATAGCCACCCATTGTTAAAACTCTTTCTAAAGCTTCAAGGTCATTGTCAATTGTAAAAAAGTCAGCTTCAACATAGCCAGAATCATACTTTCTTGATCTTTTTAAGATAAATCGTATCATTCCTCCTCCTTATTAATTTCTAAATCTTGATGCCCACTACCACCGCATTCATCACAAGCGGTGAAGAAACTATCTGAAGAATCAAAATTAAATCTATAAGAAAATTTATATAGATCTTTGCCACTACCGCAGCAATTTTCACATAGTAGATCTTTTTTAGTTTTCACTCCTTCACCTCCACCAAATACTGAATCGGATCGCCGTTCCTGTCGAGGGCTGGCCATTGAATTTGACCACGATCTCGGATATAATATGTTTCAGCATCCTCTTTCGATTCAAAAAGGCCGTCTGGAACGTAAACAATTTCACTATGAATTTTTATAGCAGGACTCATCACCTTGTACTTCTTGCCATCTTTAAGGATGATGTTTGGGGGAAGAGGATCTTCGTAAAGAGACCAAAACTCACCTGACCCATCTACATTAAAAACATAGGTCTCATCTCCATTTTCTTTATGCGTACCAAACATAAAGGCATAGCCAACATATCTTACCAAAAACCACTCATCTTTATCCCAGTTGCTTAAGCGTATCTTAGAACCAGCTAAGCTCTGATCCCAAGGCTTAATTTTTATTTTATTACTCATAAATCTCCCAATATCCACTCCATTCACGTGGATTAATATAAGTACTATCCTCAATTAATTTAATTTCACCTGTCACATCTCTTGTCCTAACTTCTTGTAAAAAAAGCTTTGTTTCTCCAACAAAAGCAACTTTAGCAAAATAACCATCGGGCCAACGACTAAGACGTACCTTTTTACCAACAAGTGATTGATCATTCGGTTTAATTATAATTTTTTTAGACATTTGTATCCTCAACTTGCCATAGTTAAAATAATTTTAATCTATGCTCATTTATTCGCTATATTTTTTTCTATATTCTAAAGCTTTAGTATTAGACCACTCATGGTCACTAATAAATTTGCTCGACATTATGACATCATCAGCATCTTCAAGTCTACTCAAAAGATATTTTATTGAACTTAAAAAATCAAAAGTAAAAAGAGTGTACGAATAAGATGGTCCTTTAAATGATTTAAAAGAAAGATCATCAAACTCACCAATAAATTTTATTTCTAATTCAGAGTTTTCATTTTTTTCATGATTGAGTTGGACATTGATAAGACCACTATGACCTGAAGATTCAATTTCTTTTATGGATTTTTTTATTTGATTTAATTGTATTTTCATATTTTCTGTTTTTATACACTACTTTATTTTATAGTCAAGTTTTATTGAACCACTTATTTAAAATCTCTACTGAAAGATTGTTAATTTTGTCATAATCTACTTGTAGAGGTAAAGATGATTTATTATAGGCAATCTCAGCTATAGTAAATAATGCAAGAGCTTCTTTTTTTACTTGATTAAGGGTTAAACTACCCTTTTTTATAGCTAAAAGATCTAAGACATCTTTGGTTCGAAAAACCTCTAATTGCCCTTCTCTTAAAAATTCAATAGCCATTCTCATTAATCTAATAAGATGAGCTGCATTTTTAGTATCATAGCCAAATTTTTCAACTAACTTTTTTCTCTTGTCTCCCATATAGCCTTTAAAAGCTAAATGGTTCATCTTATAAAATTGACTTTTGGCATACCCAATAAAACTATGATAGACATGTTTTCCAACAAATAAGCTTCTATTTTCTAAAAGGATTTTTGCCTCATCAGATAGATAAAGATAATGCTCGGGCCTAAGCCAGAGCATTGATAAAACATTGGGATTACCTTTTGCTAAAAGACTTATGAATTTTTTAAACTCATAAACTACTATATCCAACTCCCCTTTTTTAATTTCTTGGGTTCCTCTAGAGCCAAATTCTTTTAAACCATAATAGTACTCTTGACCTGGAATAACAATATTCATCAAGTCTTTATCATCAATAGAATTTGGATCTGAATTGGGAACATACATATTGTGGGCAATAGAACCACGATATCCAATTAAAAAACTAGTTAAATTAATATTCATATTTTTACTATTTACTCTAAATCATATTTAAGGCCGAGTGCATTCTCTATTTCATCAATCATAAATTCAGTACTATCGTTTATTTTCCAAAAATCTTTCATTTGGTCAGGAGTATATCCTTTAATATTATCATTTAAAGGGCCACCTACACAAACAATACTAAGATTAATAGATTGGCACTCAATTAAAATTTTTTCTAAACACTTTTTTAAAAGATAATTCTCAGTGAATAAGTCTGCTAAATCTTCTTTTGATAATAATCTATCTTCCATGTGCTACCCCACATTTTTTAATTCTTGATCTAAATTAAAACCATCTGTCATCTTATCCTTTAATTTTTTAGCTTGATATTCTAAAAGAGCTTCTTGGCATTTGATAAAATCTTGTTCTGATTCAACTACATACTGCTTTTTTCTATCAATACCAACAAGTGAAAATTCAATACCATTATATTGATGATCAAGAGAAGACATTAACTCATAACGTTCTACTGATAAATTTATTGTAAGTTCTCCCTTAGCTAAGATAAAAAATATATTGTCTCTATAAAAATTATTTTCATAACTTATTTCCCATCCACGTTTTCTTAATTCATAGAGATTAGAATGAAAACCATTAAAATGAATAGAAGCATTAGGAGATCTAATTAAATGGTCTAAATTATAATTTTGAAATGATCGATAATGCTGAAAGTAATCAGGCAAGCTCATTTTCTATCTCTTTTTTAAGAAGCTCATATTCATTTTTTAAATTAGCTAAAACTTTTTCAGCATTCTTAATCTGAATAATTTTTTCCTTAATCTTTGCTTTAGCCTTATCTGCGTTCTCTTTTCTAATTTCATTTTCTGCTTCTAAAAAAATAGTATTACCGATCTTAGCTACTGTCATATTTTATCCTTTTTTGTTATTGTAATTTTCCAAGGGAGAAGCCGTCTCCAAAAAGATAGCTTTTTTTGTGAACGAATCTTTTCCTTGATTTTATTAATTTGCTCTCTTTTGTTTTCTTGTTCAATTTCTATTTGAGCTTGCTCTATGATTCTGTGTAAAGTGCACATTTATTATTTATCCTATTGGTCAATAAACCAAATTGTTTTATACCCCATGCTATTGCATAACAACACCAAGTATAAGGGTAGGTATATTCATAAGTAGAACTTTCTTCAAAATAAGATCTTAAACTAAATCCACTACTATGCTCAAAATCAATAGCTGCCCGCCTTAAATCTTCATCAGGATGATCGCCATCTTCATATATGGCTATATCAATAAGATCTTTTAGCTTGTTGAAACAATCTTGAGACTCCTCTTTACTTTTAAACTCATACTCTCCAAATATCTCAATAATCGTTTTTACAAAAAGATCAACTGAAAATTCATGCTCATTATAACCTTTGGCTACTAATTTTTGAGCCCAATAGCTTAGATTAACTCCTAAAGTATCTGAAGGTTTTTCTTGTGAATCTGTCTTAAAAAAGTCAAACATATCATGAAGACGCTTGAAAACATATGTATCCATATCTCCAGTAATACACAGGTGACCAGGCCAAGTAATAAGATCAAAATAATAATTTAAGGTACCTTCTTTTTTAAATCGAATATGACGATTAACATCATCAACTCGAATTATTTCCATTTTATGATCTTTAACGTCATTGAGAAAAGCAGATTCTACACATTTTTTTGACTTTAATGATTTAAAAAGTTCATCTGTAGCTATGATCTCTTCTTCTACTTCCCCTTTTTCATTCCAATATTTAGTTTTATAATTCATTTTTATTTTCCTATTTTAAATATTTTATTCCACCATCTTATCTTTTTCTTTTCTAATTTCCATGTTTTTTGACAACTCCAACAAGGATAAAAAACATAAGTGTCTAAATGAAGAACAGCTTTTTTCTTTAAACAAATAGCGCATGGCATATTATGCATTGCCCAAGGTCCACCATCAGAAACAATATTTACTTCTAACAATTTCATTCTATTCTATCCAATACGGTTTGAGTTCCCCTACCCCTACATTTTTTGCATGGAATAGTGAAAAAAGGTTTCTCAAGAGCTCCCGATTCATACATTATTGCTATTTTCCATAGTTCCATTGAACTACCTCTAAAAACTACTTGTCCAGATTCTCCACAAGCTTTACATGGGATTTGCTTATAATGTCTTTTACGACACACATAAACCATAAAAATAATTTGAATACAAAGAATGGGAAGACCACCTAAGAAAATAGCTAAGACGTGATTAAGCATTTTAAAACCTTACAGTATATCCTTTTAATGGTGCTCCGCACACTACACCTTCAACCATTTGACCTTTAATATTTTTAGCTTTAAACTTAGTAGAGTAAAAATCATCTTTACCACAAGATAAAGGAGCAAATCCACCTGTCTCAATATCACTATATCCTGAATTTTCTAAAGTTCTTCGAGACTCTAAAGGATTAGCGCAAGAACATAACCCAATAATAATTGTAATCAATAAAAATTTTTTCATTTATCCATCCTTTCTTCAAAAAAATGCCAAACAAAATCACCCTGAAAAAGAGTATCTATAAATTTTAATTTCTCTATAGGCTGTAGAATGGTCATACCCGTTCCGTAGATTCTTAAAATTTTATTCTCCATCTCAAATTCACTAGTATCTATGAGAACCCAAACTTGAGGAATTGTTTCATTATTCTGAAAACCTACTTTTAATATGGTAGAATTTTTAGGCAAAGAGATATTGACTAGATCAGATAAGAAAAAACTATATTTATAAATAGCTTTCATTTTGCTATTCCCAATCTCTTTTACAACCTTCAAAAGAAGGATAGCCAAAATCTCTTACATGAGTGATAGTTTTTATTTCACCACAAACATCACACTTGCCTTCATGGCAAGTACAAATACGGTTTCCTTTACCATTAGCTACCTTATTTCCACAATCAAAACAAACCCACTTAGGATAAGGTTTAAGATCGCTCATAACTTTCTCCTATAATCTTTTTGTCCCATTGAGAAAGATGATTCATCTGACCCCTTTTTCTTAACCAAGCTTCGACTTCTAGAACAGCTCTTTCTAAATCAAAATAATAACGAGGCCAGCCGTCTTGATAGTCAACGAAAAGTTTTATTCCATCAGTAAAAACTTTAGCCAAATAATTGCCTCTATCACAATATTTTTGCCTCATTTCTATTGTAATTAAACAGTTTTTTCCATTAATAGAAAGGTATTCATTATGGTAATCTAAGGCTAATGACTTAAAATTATGGACACATTTATTCATTTTATCTTCATCATGCGATTCGATAACAACAGGTTGTTGGCCCTTTTCTAAAAATTTTAAAATACTTTTTATACTCATATACTTCCTTTATTATTATATTTTTAACTATTTTCTATTACTCACTTATATATTTGACTAACCCAACTATTTAATTCATTATGTAATACCAACTAAAAACACTCCAATTTACCTCATATTATTTTTAACTCTAGATAGAAAATCAGATAAAATGCTTACTTGATTTTTACAATCATCTAGTGCTGTATGAGTGTTACTTTTGCCTGATTTACCATTTTTTAAATCTATCATCATTCGACACAATTCAGTTACACTTCTCATATCTCTACAATCCCAATACTTATGAGGAAATTCTATCCTCAATCGATTAAAATTAGACTGTAAAATCATAAAATCAAAATAACCCTTACTCCAAACACACTTGGCCTGCTTAGCAAACTCAGTATATTTTAGGATAGCCTCTCTAGCTTCAATAGGATTATTCATTACATTAGATCGAGCCTGCTCTGCTTGTTTAAACCACCAAGCAATAGTTGAATATGACACATGAGCTTCAGGATCTGGGATTAAACAAACCTCAAAAGTATTTCCTATTTGACCTGTAAAAAGTTCAAAATAACAAGCTCCTATTTGAATGATAGCTGCATTGGGGTCTGTAGATAGTGTCTCTAAGTCAATCATTATATTATTCATTTTCTTATCCTATAAAGTATAATAGCCAGTATTTTTACTGGCTATTATAGTCGAAAGAATATTTTATTGGCAAGTAAAAAAAACTAACACCACCAACGATTTATACACTTAGAAAAAATATCTAAGCCAAATAGAATGCCAAAAAGCATTATGTTTCCCTTTCCTCTCCCCTATTTGTTTACTATAAAGTATTGCTAAATTATTATTCTAACGAATAAACAAAATAATCACCCTTAATCACTACAGGCTCTTTAATCCAACTAGTTTTATAGCCTAACCAATCATCATTCATTTTATCCATCAATTGGGCTAATTGATGATTATCAAATTCACTATTTTCATTGGAAAACATAATCAATCGATCGCAATTATTAAGCAATGCGGCATCTTCATCAGATATATCATCTAATGGAAGCAAAAACATTTCTGGCTCATATTTTGAATCAGAAATAAAAATTAATAAAGCATGTTCTTTCATTTTATATTCTCCTATTTATTTCTTGATCAGACCATGACATTCTGATAGGTTTTTTATTTGTTTTAATAGTTTTCTCATCGATTTCAGTTAATCTTAAAAGACCTTTTTTCATTTTAGACAATGTATTAACATATAACTCACTAGCTTTAATATAATTAGTTATAGTAAAGAGTAGCTTCCAAGAATAATGGCCTTGAATAAAATAAGATTTTTCTATTTGGTAATATATCATATTTTAATCTTCAACTTCAATTGTAATGTGAATAAGTGGTATAGATAAGCCTAGTGTAAAAGCTGATTCATGAATTTCTTGTTTGAATCTTTTAGCCTCTTCATAAGATTCAAACTTTTTATTACCAGATATACTATAATTTGATATCCATCTTACTATAAAATTCATAATGCTTCCTTTTTTCTATTAATAAATTTAGATTTAGTAAATAAAAGAAAAACAAAAAAGTAGAATAGAGAAAAAGATAAGAGTAACTAGAATTGTTTTAATTATTTTGAAGGTCATTATCACCCGCCCCTACAAGTCTTTTTCTTATTTTTTTTATCGTATTTTGACTTTTATCTTCTTTGTTAATTATCCATAAATGATTGTCAAATTGTTTTTGATAAGTATCAACAATTTTGGGGTCATCTAAAAAAACACAATTTTCTTCATTAAAAATTTGAGCTGCATCAGTCCAATTAAAAGATCCTGTCATTACTTCTTTTTGATCTGAAACTGCAAATTTATTATGTTGAATCTTATTTACACTATGAATTTTTATATTTAATTTTGAGTCTATTAAGTCAATAGTCTCATCAGTATTATTATAAGCCTGCCCTCTATCAAGAAGAATTCTTACTGCCACACCTCTAGATTGGGCTTGTTTTAATGATACTATAATATTAGTATTGTTCAACGAATACATTGCTATATCTAATTGCTTATTTGATTTATTAATTAAATCAATAGCACTCTTTTCACATTCACCATTGGGTGAAAAATAAACTTTAGTTTCAGCTAAAGCTGAAGAAGATATTAAAGATAATAAAAGCAGTTTTTTAATCATAAAATTAGAAACCTTCAGCTATCTTAATTAATTCCCAAACATTAACATCAAGAGCTGAAGCAATTTTTCTTAAAATCAATATAGACGGATTAGCCTTACCATCTAAAATTTTGTAAAAATAAGTTTTAGAAACTTCAGCTTCGTAAGCTAATTTTTCAAAGCTTTTATTATTTTCAGTTGCTAACTTCATTAAGAGCTTGCCTAAGTTAATAAAAAAATCTTTTTCTTTATCAAAATTAGCTCTTTCTTCAAGATATCCTTTTTTGAGTTCAGGATCTCTTTCAGCACGTAACCTTAAAATCTCAACTGCATTCTTGGTTTTCATGCTCTAATCCTTCTGATAACATTTTTCTAAGATCTTCTAGAGATTTATTGATCTTTACTTGTGTTTCCTCAAGCTTAGCTAAATAATAAGTAGGTTCTTTCAAAGACTCTTCATCAACTAGTTCTTTCTTTTTTCTAGATATATTATTTTACTATTTTAACCAACTTTGTTTTAACTAAAGTACCGCTCTCTTTGAATGAATCATCAGGCAATTCAATGGTATTACTATCTAAATCATTTAAAAGATGTCTAAAATTTACTGATTTAGAATTCTCTCTAAAAAATGGTCCTACACTCATCACACTCACTAGTGTACCGCCTGGCTTTAAAAAACTTAAAGCATGAACTACATGATCAATCTCTTGTTGTTTTGAAAATGGTGGATTCATAACAACTTTATCCACAGGAATGTCAACATTTATTTTTAAAAAATCACCCACAATTGGACAATAACCCTTATCTTTTAATTTTTTGGCATTATTTTCGTTCAATTCAATCACAACTTTTTTATTATCTAAGGGTAGTAGATCAAGAATAGCGCCCTGTCCAGCTGAAGGCTCAAGAATAGTATCAGTAGGCCTAATATCAGCTAGCTCTATCATTTGTTCTACAATCTTTTTAGGAGTAGGGAAAAATTGATAATCTTTGGCAATATTTATAAACTCCCCTATTGTAATCATATCATTAAATAAATCTTCAGGAGAGGATTCAAAGATATGAGCTTTAGTCTTTCTATTCCATTTGCCTCCAATTGACTCTAAGCATTCATTGACTTTAATATAGAGCTTTCTATCAAGTGGCTTATTTGGTAAATAGACCTTATTATCTTCAATAATACACAAGTCTAATATTTGTAAAACATCAGCTGCAATCTTCACTATCTCATCTCCTATATTACAAAAATATCTTCATGAATGTTAAAATTTTGTACTAAAGTATTATCTTGTACTGAAAAAATACTGTCTACAAAAGTAATAGGCAATTTTAAACCCAATATATAAAAAACAAAACAAGTAAATCCAATTTTATTCTCTTCAAATGAAAATTCATCAAGTATAGTTTCTCTATACTTTTGGAGCATAAAAATTCTTTTGGGAGTTTTATCGTAAGCTATATAATGTGCAACTATATTTTCTACTTTAGAATATAGGCTCATTGTGTTGTCTCAGAAGGTCTATAAGGTAAAAATATCAATTTTTTCAATACTAAATCATCAAAATTAGGTAAACTATAAAACTCATCTTTTGATAGTTGAGAAATCCATCGATTATTAGGTTGATCACTTATCGAGCTTCTAGCAAGTTTCTCATTATAAGCAACTACTAGTTCATATTTATTATTGGGGAAAATAAAAAAATATGCCTTACATTCTTTAAGACTTTCAACATAAGGTCGTAATCTACTATTTTCTTTATTCATATTAAAAAGCTAGCAGACTTAAAAAACACAGTCTGCTAGCTCCATAGGAGTCTTATTGAATAACTTTTGCATTAGGCAATGGTACATTTTTAATTATACCATTTTTAATAAGAAAAGCAACTAGAGTTTCAGCAATATACTCTTTCTTATTAGAAGGAATTTTTTTCTTATTGCATCCAAAACCAATCGCTAGATCATCTGCAATGGTCAAAAGATGATAAAACAAGCTGCAATATTTTTTATACTTACTTAAGTCTCTTGCAATACTAATTGATTGATAATTCCCATCAAATCCTTTTACTAGTAAAGAAAGATTAGATTCAAGAATTTGAAAATCTTTTTTACCTAAAAAAGAAAAGGTTTTATTAAAATCCTTATCAAGTTTATTTTTTTTAATTTTTGGCTGAGGAATAAGCTTAACTTTTAAAACCTTATAACTCATTGCAGTTTTCTTTTCAGCATCTTGCTTTTTCATATTCATCCTTTTTTTTATACAATAAGATATTTTATTGTATTTTTTTATTATTACTCATCTCCATTATCTCGCTTTTCAATGCCTAGAACTACAGCATTAAAAAATTTTGTATTCCCACAATTAATACAAATAATCATTGCTTTAGGATAAAGACTGCCGATTAAAGCATTATTCCTTTATGATCCAATCAATATGATTTTTTAACTCGTGATTAGCTTCGAGTTTAAAAATTCTTACATAAGATCCCTTACCAGAAAAATCTTTTATTCTATGAACCATAATTTTATCTTTATAGATATAGATAGTAAGTTTGTGAGAACTAGAGGGGCCCTTAGCTGTAACAATCAATTCAGAGTTGTCGCTAGAGTCAAGCAAAGCAAAATTTATAAGATCAGTTTGATATCTTCCATTATTATCTTCAATCAGCTGATCAAACTTTGCTTTTAGTTTTTTATTAAACATAACCTGGCACGCCTCCAATGACTACCCTATCACCTGATTGAGAAAAAAACCTATTGACTATCTGACCACGACAATCATCATAGATTTTTTTAGCTTTAATTCTATCCATTGGCTTACTATGTGAAATAATAAACTTACTCTTACTAAAAAACTTTTTATTCCCCGTAATGACAAAATAGAATTCACTACGAGGAGACTTCTTAAGAACAATAAATCCATCTTTAAAAATATCAAATGAAACTACATCTTTATCAACAAAATCAAAAATTAGTTCAATTGATGATTCTTCTTCCATAAAACCTCCTATGTTTTATTTTAAAATAGTTATAAAAAATTTTAATAACGTTTTAAAATAGTGTTGACTATTTTTTAGAATACAGTATAGTTAATCTATAAGCTGAGGGGTTTAATGAAAATCAGATTGTTCCTTCAAAAGATAATCATCATTAATTAGTTTAACAAGCTTATGGCCTTCAGGAGAACGAATAACAACACCTTCTTTTACCTTTTGAGCAGAAGAAAGAACAGAATCACCTGTAGCTAATTTTTTAGCATGGGCTTCATTAAAAGGTCCCTTGTATAAAATAGGAACTAAAGGAAGGTCTCTCTCTTTACAAAATTTTTCTAAGGTTTCATGATCTTGATAAACACCATTAATCTTTAAATCAAAGATAACAAGTTTTTTTTCAAGAGTCTCACAACCATAATCATAGTTTTTTTGAACTCCTGAACCATAGACTTCACCATAAATAATTTCACCATGTTTTAACTTTTTTTCAATATCATATTTTTCAACCATTTGATTATAAATATCTTGCCTATAAAAACCTTTTTTGCCACCACCATTTTGCAGTTGAACATTATGAGAACCATAGCAAAATTGAGTTTTAGGAGCAAGACCAAAAAACTTTTTAATCTTCTTCCAAATAGTATCAGCATTATAATCGAGAATACCAGCACGCCAATTAGAACCATGGATTTTTTCAGTAATTACACATGATTCACCACTAGTAAAAAAGTTGTTAAAATTCTTATAGTTTTCAATACTAGTATATTTACTAAAATCAGGATGAACTTGTTTTTTACTGGCTTGCCTTAGATTAGATTGAGGACCTAAATCAACAGGCGGCTCATATTTTGTAATACCTAATCTTTCTGTAACATCAGCACCTTCTTTAAATCCAATTAAATCAAGCTCTTGAAGGCTAGTAACTAATCCTTGAGATACTAATCCTCTAATTCTTATAGTTCTAATTCTTGATTTTGATAGTTTAATTTTTGAATCAGGAGGAAAGATCTTATTCTCAAGATCTTTTGGAAGAACTGAATCAATAGGAATATAACAACATAGATCTCCTGTCTTGTAAAGATCTTTTTGAACTACACAGTTCCAACCTTTGATAACCGCTATCTCTAATTTTTGAGCATTGGGATGCTCAATTATATTATCTATCTTTAATACTTCAACTTTTAGTGTACTCATGATCTTTCCTATAAGATTAGAATGTTTTTATTATATGAAAGATCGTGTGATATTAAATATCTTATTTTGCTGTCAATAAAAAACCCAATAATTTAAAAAATTATTGGGTCAGTATCTTATTTTGAGTTGTACGAAATAATCGTACAACTAATTATTCTGCATCACTCATACTATCTCATATATTTTACTAAGACAAATACCACTTAAAGCTTTATTAGACTGAATCTTATACTTTTGCCATTTTCCAGCATCCTTAGTCATATCTAAGGTAATATCACTCCAAAATTTGTTCCAATTCAAACATTCTTTATTAAACCTAGATATAATGCAAAGAAGATCTTTAGTTTTTTGCTCATGCCTTTCTTGTTTTAAAACATAAGATCCATTACATTTATTCAAAATATCTAATTCTGAAACATTTACTATATCTAAAGGAATCAAAAAAAGTTCTATTCCTCCATATCCAGGATCTACGCTGTCATAAGTAATTAGAATATGTTCTCTCATATTTTATCCACTAACAATATAATTTATATATAGACCCAAAAGCTTCTGTAACTTCTGGATCATCAATATATTCTAACAAAAGACCATCAGCTTCTTCATGATTTAACTCAACATCTCCCCCTTCTGTGGTAGAGTCAGCTATATCTTTTAGTTTTTTGATAAGATCTTCTTTAGTCATTTTTGTTGATTGATTCATAATCTCCTATTCCTTGTTTTATACAAGCTTTAACTAATTCTAGTAAATTGTCAGCATCTATTAAATCAAGAGCTAGTAGGGGCTCCCTCTCATCAAAATCTTGATCTATAATCTTTTTTCTCATGTCTTAAAATATCTTGAATTGTAAATTGTAATAATATGCTCCCTACGCATCTTAGCTCTTTCTTTGATCCAAAACTTAAGTGACTTCTTAATGGCCCATCTTTCACAATCTTTTAAATCTAGTTGATCCCAAGCCAAACGAGCATTATTAATTAAAACAGAATAATCCTTTTCCTGAAGCTCAAATTGTTCTTCATTAGAATTCATTTGATCCCCTTTAGATTATAATTTAATTATACACTAGTCTATCTAACATTTCAAGTTTTTTATCAGTCCCAAGAAAAATATCTAAAATAAATAATGCCAATGACTCTTTCTTCTTCTTGAATAGAAGGAGTGAGGTCACTCATTCTTTTAGTGATAGAGTCATAGTTAAGAATTAAAACAAAACAGAGAAATAACAGGATGAGCGGAGCAATGGGGCTCTTCATAAAATCCTCAAATTAAATGGGGTTAAAAAACTAGGTAACGATATATTTCGGTGTACCACTCCAAAAAAAAATATAATTTTTACTGTACAAATATTTTTAAGACTTAAATGCTTTTGTCGTGATTTGCAAGGTTATTCAGAGCTTTAATTCTGCCCTCTTGCATCTCTTTACCTATCTCATCCAAAGTCTTTTTCTTCTTAACTTTCTCTTTGGGTTTAGGTTTAGAGTTTTCTTTCTTTTTCATTAGTTAGGTAGTTTGGGCTTCTTCAATAAAGGTTTTAGCATCTTTTTAAGGTCAATGTTTTTGCCCTGCTCATACTTTGCTATAAGTTCTTTATCTGTTAGCCCTTTTACTGGCTTTGGCTGCTTTGCTTTCATCTTAAATGTAGTAACCTTTAAGTTTGTCAAAAGTTAATTCCAGTCCGCATTTTTTCAATGCGTCTTTTTTCTTTTCATATAGGATTTTTAACCTCTTTATTTTTTCTTCCTCCCTGCCAAGATGAACTGCTCTGTGGCAAGTAGGGCAAAGTGAAGTTATATTTTCCTCTCTGTCAATATTTGTTGGCAGTAAAGTATCTTGAAAAGCCATTGGTATTAAATGATGGCTTTCTGAAAAGTTAATTCCTCTTTTTGTAAAGAAAGTCATGTGTCCTGCATCAATTTCACAGGCATAATCTACCTTAGAAAGAGCAGTTTTAGCTAATCTCGAATTAGTTTTGAATGACTTTCTTCCTGCTCCTAAAACCAATACTGGTACTCTATTGTTTTGCTTATCCAATTCACTTGCAGCAAGTGGTTTTACATTTTGAATTTTAAGTTGGTCGGTCAAATCAAAATCGTCTGCGTGTTTCTTTTGAGTGAGTAGAAATTCCTCAACTATGGATTTAGGCACAACTCTTACAGCAGTCTTTTCAAGAAAATGAACCTCTAAAAAATAGTACCTACCAAAACAAATATCCGATAGATATTGGATAGTACTTTGATTCTTTAATTGATATACATATTTTCCAATAAAATCACTTTCTGTACTGTAATATTTTAAGGCTTTATTTTTTGTAATAGAATGCGCTGCTTGTCTTGACCTCATAAAGTTATATTCCTTTACAAAGAATAGAACTAATGATATGTAAAAATATTCAGGATTTATATTATCCGAAAAAGTGAGAGTATTTACATCATCAAAAATCATTTCAAGGCAGGTTTTTCTATAAGCCTTGTTGTTTTTGAACTTCACCAATGAATCTACCTGAGATGAAATATAACTCATTATTCCATCGCTTTCTTTGCCATCCGAATATTTAAAATGCTCCCCAACGAAAGTCATTACCTCTTTCTTAAATGAGGGTGTATCTGTTAGCATAGATGAACCCGCATTATGAACAGCTTGATTGCCTATTCCTAATGGATTGAAGTCTTTGAATGCCATGAAACTACCTATGTTCATTCTTTGGGGTTCTACTATTTCTAATTCTTTAGAGGGGAAGAGATGCTCTATCATAGATTCAAATACTCAATATTATTTGGCGAATATGCAAATAAATTGGTATTCTTTTCTTTAGATAGGTTTTCTATTCTTTTCTTCATTATTTTGTAAGGCTCATCATATTTTTCCACGATATAGCAACTTCTGTTTTTCTTCATTGCAACTGCAAGGGTAGTTCCACTACCTCCAAACAGGTCAATTACTAAATCATTTTCTTTTGTAGCTATATCAATAAGCCATGCTATAAGCCTTTCAGGTTTTTTAGAATCTTTAAAATCACAACCATCACCACCCTCTTTGTGTGTATTGGTTACTTCATCTGTAAAGTCTAAATCATTGCAGGGTAAAATAGGTCTGCCTGCTCCATAACTGGATTGATAATATACTCCACTTTGTCTTTTATCATTTTGAGTTTGGAACCATCTGTAACCGTTACCACCATTTTCCAAACCATTAACCTTGATTAATTTGTCGTCACCAAGTTTGCGTAAATGAGTTTCAAACCATTCTCCTGACCAATTTGCAGTCTTAATTTTACCTGCAATTATATACCTTCTTAAATCTTCTTTTGTACCCGTACCCTTTACAATTTCATACTGCTCCTTATCGTAAATTTCTACCTCTTTACCATTCAGGATTTTTTTCACAGGGTTCTTATCCTTAATCTTTATTTTGTAGTTGAACTTCTCAATTTTAGGGTCTTTGTAATCACAATAGAAACGAGTAGTTTTTGTTTTTCTGTAAATAAGGATATATTCATAAACATCGTGGTATGTAGCATTAATCATTAGCTGCCTATCCTTGTGCCTTATTTTTATAGGGAATAATCCAACAAAATTTGCCTCTGTAAAAAAGGTATCAATTATGTTTTTAAGATTGAACAATTTCATTTGATTAATCGAAACAGCAAGGAATCCATCATTGTCAAGCATTTCATAGCAGTCATTAATTACTTGCTCAATAAATAATGACCACAATACGTTACTGTCATTGTAATATTTTCTTGCCCCTCTATTTCTTCGTGAATTATAAGGTGGGTCAAGGTAAATCAACTTAGCTTTTTTTTCTAAGTCTTTTTTATGGGTTTTATAGAGATTGCGGGAATCTCCTAAAATAACTTTGTATTTGTTTTTACTTTTCATTTTTGGATTAATTCTTTGTAGGTCAACCTATCTTCTGCATTAAGCAGGGATAAAGAAAACCTGTTACCGTCTGTCGTTTTACGAGTATTGTATCTGTATGCAAACTCATCACAGTATTTATTCAGGTGTTTTGCGCTTGCAGAATGATAGATTCCAAAGATTCCTCTTTTCATCAAACTCCAAAAGCCTTCGATACCGTTGGTATGGAAATTATTGTCATTAATAAATTGCCCTTCGTTGTGTTTCAAAACTTCGTGTTGGTAGTCCTTGTTCAATCCGTTGTAAGCTGTCCATTCATCCGTTACCATAATTGCGCCTTTTTCTACCATAGATGCAATGATAGGCTTTAAAGTCTTTGATTTTGTATCAGGCACAACAGAAATATTAACTAAACCGCTGTTTAAAAGACCAAACACGGGAGTTTTATCTTTTGTGCTGCGCCCCTGTGATTCTTTAACCTTTTTTGAAGCGTGACGATTTTTGTTTTTCCCTCCAAAATAACTTTCATCTGCCTGTGTCGGTGTGCTACCAAATTTCACTTTAGTTTTTACCTTAAATGAATTTCTTAACCGACCTAAAACAAACCATGCAGTTTTTTGAGTAATCCCCAAATCCCTTGCAAGTTGGTGTGAAGAAATACCTTTTTTGTGTGAAGCGAAAATGTAGGTAGCAATAAACCACTTTCTAAGTGGCAAGTGCGAACCTTCAAACATAGTTCCAACGGTTACAGTAAATCGCTCCCTGCAATCCTTGCATTTTCTTAAACCCTTAAACTCACCTTTTGTTTTCAATTCGTAGTGTGCTTTGTTTTTGCTTCCGCAATGAGGACAAACTGGCTCCCCGTTCCATCTTAACTGCTCTAAAAATAATCTGCATTCTGTTTCAGTATTAAGTACTGATAACATTTCTGTGAAAGACTTGAATGCTGTGGGTTGTACTGACTTTTTCATATATTCGTGCTTTAATTACAGTACAAATATAAGTCAAATAATTGGTACATCCAAATATATCGTTACCAAAAACTATATCAGATTTTAAGATTTTTTCAAGAAGAAAAAGTGTCCCACTATTTAAACTTTATGGGACACTAGATAGGCTAGTGTATGGTGAGCAGGACACTATCTCTCTATAGCTTTACTAAAAACCATTATCAGAGCATGATTCATAATGGAAGCCTTATGACACAAAATCCAGCCCTCAGTTTGTAAAGATTTTTTAAAATCATGAGCTAGATCAATAAACTTTTCATTAATGACAGTTATCTCACAAACATAGTGAGTTCTTGAGACATTAACATTCAGAATAATATCGTCTCGATAACTCTGAGCTCTTAATAACTCTAACATAGCCTTTATTTTGACAGGTAAAATAGAAGTATTCATATAGATGAGCTATTCACAAACTCTTGTTTCTAGCAAGAAAAAATCACCTAAAATGCCACCCTCAATTTTTTTATTAGGATAAAGTCTAAATTCATAAAAATAATTATCAGCTATCTCTTCTTTTAATTGTGACTCCTCATCTGTAAGCTCTTCATCTTTATAAATCTTTTTAAGAAGATCGAGCTCGTCCTTATTCATTTCATTTTTAGGAATAAGATAATAATGACTTCTTAAACCATTGTCTCGTTCAACTGTCTCTCTGATTTCTAAAAAAATGTATTCTTTCATATTTTATCCTTTTTGGCAAAACCTCTTTTTATTAAATCTTCTTCTGTTTGACTAAGACTATTAAACCATTCATCTTCTTGAATACTGCCATCGCTCATAGTCCAGATATGCCTCTGAAGAGGCAATCTGGGTTGAGTCATATCAACTTCTATTCTATAGCTTTTAAAACTATAATGAGGAAATAGGATTTGTGGAGAAGTAAAAATCATTGTTTTCTTTAATCAATATTGTTTTTAACTAATTCTCTAGTCCAATCAAAAGATCTTACTGGTCTTAAGATACAAGCATTATATTGAGTATAGGATGGTTCCCAACCAAGGATTGAATTAATTTCATTCGCTAATTCATCAGTAGCTTTTGAGTCACAATTGCCATATCCATTATTCTCATAATATCCAACACAAATTTTTACTTGATCACGACTAATTTCAATTGTTTGATTAATATTGAAACCTGATTTTTCCAGTAACTTTTGAATTTGTCTTGAAGTCATTTTGATATCTCCTATTTGTTGTGTTCAACTTATAAATTAAATATACACTATCTTAAAAATAAGTCAACACTATTTTAAAATAAAAGATACTATTTTTTATTTTTAGCAAAATTATTACAAATGGCAATTGCCCTATCTAATACAAAAGAAAATCCAACTTCAATAGAATGAGTGACTTCACATTTATAAATTTTATACCCAGGGAAAGAAAACTTATTACCTTTTTGGATGCCTTTTACTTTATCAGCACAGACCCAATAATCACCATTTTGATGCAAGATATCTGATTCTTTCATATTAGTTATTAGCTTTAAAGTTTGTAATTTCAAAGCTACCATTATGAAAAACTTTAATTACTTTGCCTCTTGCATGCTCTTTTAAAAAACTATCCCATAGTCTAAAAATTATACCATCATTTGTAGAATCATAATGCCCAAACGATCCTTCTAAAGTTATATCAAAAGTACTATCATTATATTTAAAACCTTTTTTAATCAATTTATGAATTGCATTTGATAATTCTAAATTCTGACCTAATTTCTTATAAAGATAAATAATCATTTTCTTATCCTTTTTTTGAGTTGCTTGATTGCCTCTCAATTATATATTAACTATACACTACTTTAAAAAATAGTCAATACATTATTTAATAAAAAGGTAAAATTATTTCTTTTTTCTCCATAGAATCTCTTCATGGGCATCATATCTTTCCCAATGTACTTGTTCCCAACCATCTTTTGATAAATCTGGACTACCATCCCACATTTTTCGAGGGCCCTCAGTAATCTTATATTTATATTCATACTCATCTTGAATTTTAATATCTTTACTTTTAAGATAATCAAGCTGACATCTTATAGAATCTAAAGCCATTTTATGAGAGTATAGGTTACTTATTTGATCTCTTAGCCTTTCAATCTCATTTTCTTGTTTTTTTATTTTTTCTTTTAGAGCTTCTTGAACCTCCATTGCAGTAGTATGAAGATTTTGCCAATGCTCTACTTCTTCTATAAGACCAGAAATTATTTGAGGGGACTCGGTAATAAGACGAGTATTTGAAAAATACTGTTTATCGGTAATTGGTAAACTTGTAATAACAGATTCGATTATAGGAACATCATCATTTGAAATAATAGTAAAGAACTTATGAGAAGGAAGTTTAAACATATCCCAAGGCCATGGGCTAATTTCTTGTAGTATCTTTTTAATTTTTTCAATTGGATAGATCATAGAATTTCTTTTATTTTTTTTGAGTTTTCTTAGATAAGCCGATGACTGAGTATTTAAAACTACTGCCACCCAAATAGTGGGGCTCATATCCTGCATCATTAATAGCGTGCCAAATATATTTTGGCAGATTATAAACTCTACCAACATATCTAAATTTAAAAACTCTTTCAGACCGTGTTATTGCTGCTTTTATATTTTGATTGTCTTGAAAGGGATAATCTACATTTTTTAGAGTTTCTGTTTCTATATCAAAAGTTTTCATCATTATTTTTCCTTAAGCAAATGAATGAGCTCTTTTGATATAGAAAACCTTTCGCTACATTCTGGACACTCCAAACCTATGTGGTCTCCGCCACAATCAGAACAATAATAATTATTCTCATTCCACTCATTAATAGAACTTACTTCCTTACATTTCAAACAAGATATCTCTAATTTTTTAGAGTATAGAGTGTCTAGCATATTTCGAAAAAACTGATTCAAAGCTTCAAGTTGACCTCTATGATATGCTATTACAGAATGAACTTTATTAAATTTATCTAAGATCAAATCTTGTTCTTTAGTAATTTTCATATTTTATTCTATAAGTTTGCTGCTAACTTGACCCAATTTTTATTTTTGCTAATCTTTTTGGTTTTATTGATTATCTAATTGATCTAAAAGATGCAAACATGATTGTACAAATAAAGGAAGTTCAGTTTCTTTGAATTTTTCAATTATATAGTTAATTTCTGATCTGTCTTTTGTTTTTAGTAAATTTAAAATTAAATCTCTATTAGGTTGACTATTTTTGCCCTGATTCCAAACATAATGTGAAATCAATTCTGCAACTGAAATATTTTCAACATCTGATAAATCATATATTACGAATTCTTCATCTTCTGCATCAATAAATTTTTTCATTGTCTTATTCCTTTTTTTTATTTGTTATTGTTTAACCAACTTATAAATAAAGTATACACCATCTTATTTAAGAGTCAATAGATATTTTAAAATATTATTTCAAATAAGAGATAATTGCGCCCTTATGTATCAAATACACCTTAGATTGACATATTCAAAAAGTTTTTATAAAAACTAACTTATGAATATTAAAGAAATTATTTCATCTGCAGGACGCAATAAACATACAATTATATTAACCGCTAGAGAAGAAGATGGAACTATTGAAACAAGAGAAGCAGAGCCCTATAGCTACCGAGTAAAGAATAATCATGAGCTATTCTATTGTTATGATATTTTAAAACAAGGTACGAGAACTTTCATTGTAACAAGTATTATATCTGTCAAAGAAACTGATAATACATTTGTTCCAAGATGGCCAATTGAGGTTTAATAATAGTTTTCATCAACTGCTCTTTCCAATCCAGCTTCTATTCTTGTAGTAATTGCATCGAGTCTATCAGCTGCTGCAGCTAAATTTAAGCAGGCATTGATCCAAATAGCATTATGTCCTTTTATACCAGCTTCAAGTGTTGCCCTTTTACGAATTTCAATTAATTCATCTCTTGTCCACATGATATAATTCTCCTTTATTTGGTTTAATTATATCACATTTATCTCACCTATTTTTAATCAATTTTTAAATTTTCACAGCCAATAGCCTTTAAACATTGAATCAAAAAGATAGCACTAAAAGTGCCTCGATTGATCTTATTGTTTACATTTTCAGGCTTCTCATTGACTCCAATTACCTCCAATTTTTTACAAAGCTCCTCATAGCTCATTTCCCTTCGAGCTAACTCTGATTTTAAAATTCCCTTCACATCTCTTTCCCAATCTATCTTTTCCATAATGTAATTATACCATGTTTTTAAACTTTATTTCAATTTAATATATCAAATATAGTTTATTTAATTGACCATAATATCAAATATGATACTTTAAAATCAGATACAATTTTTAAGGTTCATTTTTATGGCACAACATTTCCTACTATCTTCCAAAGCTAAAACACTTTCCCTTAAAAAGGTCTTCACCATGACTGATGATGAAGCTTTTAACTATTTCAAAAGCATCCGCTGGTCTGAAAACAATGGTGATCCTATTTGTTCCAAATGTGGCAATTATGAAAAATTTTGGTTTATCTCAACTCGTAAAAATTGGAAATGTGCTTATTGTAAATCTACTTTTACTGTGACCAGTGGAACCTTATTCGCTTACCATAAATTGCCCCTGAAAGATTATCTGGCTGCTATTGCTATATTTACCAATGGAGCCAAAGGAATTAATGCTCTTCATCTTTCAAGAGATCTTCAAGTCCAATACAAGACAGCTTTTGTTTTAACCCATAAATTAAGAGAAGCTCTTCAACAGCAAATTCCATCCAAGCTCAAAGGAGAAGTTGAAATTGATGGGGCTTATTTTGGTGGATCAATTAAACCTAAAAATATCAAAGCTGAAAGAATTGATCGAAGATTAGCTGAAAATAAAAATGATAAAAAGCAGTGTGTGGTTGCTTTACGATTAAGAGGAAAAGATCAAGGAGCCATTGAAACCAGGACAGCCATTATCAAACAAGAAAATTATCAGGACATGAAATCGATCCTTGAAGCTCATGTTGATCAATCTTCAGTAATTTATTCTGATGAGCATCCTAGCTATGGAGGCTTGGCTTCTAGCTATACTCTCAAACAAGTAAACCATGGGATTCAATATTTTGATCATGAAACAGGGGCTTGTATCAACCAAGCTGAAAGCTTTTTCTCAAGAATCAGAAGAGCTGAAGTAGGGATCAATCATCATTTTGCTGGCAAGTATTTACACTCTTACGCCAATGAAATGTCTTATCGAGAAGACAACAGAAGAAAAGACAATGGCTGGATTTATCAAGACATCCTCACCAAAGCTTTACACAAATCTGAAAGCAATTTATGGAAAGGTTATTGGCAAAGAAATATGAATTAATCTGAAAAAAGATAAGTGAAATATGATATAATTAAACCAAATAAAGGAGAATTATATCATGGAAGAAAATAATGTAATTAAATTTAAAGCAAATGAAAAAGTAGTTAATTCTTTTTTAGCAATTCTTAATGCATGGAAAGATTTTAAAAAGCTTTTAGACGATGATGGTAGAGTCTGGTGGGTTGAAGCCAACGGTGAAAAAAATGTATTTCTAAAGTTTGAATTTGATAGATAAGTTGCCTAATTCTTTCTCAAATTTCCTACTCAACTCATTCTCAGATCGATTAAAATCAGTCCCATCAAGCTGAATTCCATCATGACAAAAGGGACAGGTAACTTTAGCTGAGGTTCTAATTTCATTTGAAGATATTTGGAGAGTTTTCTGGCAATTTGGACATTTAATACCTTCTTTAAAATTCATAGATTTAAAGTTCATTATTTTAACCTCTCTTAAGTAAAAAGAAGCTAAATTAACCTTTAATATCTGTCAATTTTTAAGGTGTATTTGATACATAAGGGCGGATAATTGGCTTTTGACTAGTAGAGTTTAGAGCTTTTGTCATATACTCAGGGCTAAAGGATAATAATGAACTCTTAAAGCCGTCACTATAATTTTTAACAAACATTTCAGTATCTAGGTCAACATAACCTTCAAAAATCATAAATTGTTGATAATCACCATGGAGTCTTACACCAGTAGCTTTTCTTTTACCCTTAGGAACAAACATTAAAACAACAGAGTCTTTATATTGAGCATAAGGACCTACCTTTACACTCTTTAAAGTAATCTTCCAAGAGATAGGAAAACCAAAATCACCCATTTTACAAATAGTATATTTTTGTTCTGGAATTAAGTTTAATAGCTGATTGATGATTTCCTGATTCATTTTCTTATCCTTTTATTTTTTAGTGAGCCGCATTGACTTATGAATTAACTATACACTAGTTTAATTTTAAGTCAACACTATTTTAAAAATAAAAGGATAAAATAATTTATTGCTTGAATATAAGATAAATCATTCCACCAGTATCTTTAAAATAGATATTGGGATAGGTTAGTTGTTTGTTGATAATTTCATGAGTTAATTCAATACCTATCTTTATTTTAGATCTTCCGATAGCGTCAATGATATCAGTTGCTCTAATATATTTATAAAAAATACCAGGACTCCTGGAATCACAAGGAAATTTCCAAATAGCAAAAAGAAAAAGCTCATCTTCTACATGTTTATTTTTAGCTTTCTCAATAATTTCATCAATATCAACTTCGATCATTTCAGAAATTTTTAAAAGAGTAAGAAAAGATGGATTAGCATTGCCATTTAAGAGAGTTTCAAGATATTTAAAGGAATATTGACTTTCATCAACTATATTTTGAATAGAAATAGATTTTTTATTCAAATAGCATTGAATAGCTTTACCAATATTTTTTAATATATTGCGTTCATTTGATGAGATTTTGTATTGATCCATCTTATTCTCCTATTTACTTTATTAAATTAATTTGATAATTCTTCTATTTTTTTTAAAATGACTTCATTAAAATATTCATCATAGACTATTTCACCTAAACGTCTAAGATCAAAATTATTGCTTACACCAAAAGTTTCATTAAGATTTTTACATTGATAGGCTATTTCCATATAGAAGCCTTCCTCTAATCCTAAAAGCATAGCAGATTTTTCCCAACTAAAATCATCAAACTCTCTATCTAGAATATCTTGAGCTTTATTATTTTCTTCAACTAAAATTGTTATTTTATCAGCTAATTTTTGATTAAATTTTTTCATTCTCTATCCCTATGTTTAGTTAAATAATTGTCTACCTTATCCTCTCTAAAAGAGTTGTTATTTCAATATCTTTCTTCATGAGTTCTTTTTTGAGTTCTCTATTAAGTAAATCTTGTTTGTCATACCAATTAATAATTTTCTGTTTCATATCTTGTTTAAATTGCTCTAATCTTTCTTGGCTATTCATATATTATTTCCCTTTGTTATGAATTGGCAATATATCCAGCTTCTCTTGGATAATAACAAGTTACAAATTTAGAGGCCTCTTTTTCTTCCCATCCCCATTTATCAATTAAAACATTTTTAACATTCTGTAGCCACATAGCTACACTAACTGTCATTATTCCTTCACTGACTTTATTCATGGCTTTAATTAAACTTGATTGTCTTTTATAGTTCATTGGATTTTTCATTATTTTATCTCTTATTCGTTTTATTTTGTTTAACCAACTTATGAATTAACTATACACTACTTTAAAAAATAGTCAATATATTATTTTAAAATAAAAAGATATTAATTAAATACTATCTTCTTTTTGAAAAACTTAAATATAAGCCAGTAGTTTCTTCAAAGATTTTTACTAAATCTTCACAATAGGCATCATTAAAAGATTCAACTGTCTTATATTCTAACCATTTTGGGCTAAATTGAGAAAATGTAACTGAGTAGGTATCAGAAGGCATTAATTTTATTGTACAGGTATTAACTCTTTTACTACCTTTGAACTTAAAAGTTAATGAATCTTCAGTGTAAGTAAAGCTATGAGCTGCAACAAACATTTTCAATGCTGTAAAACCATTTAATTGTTCGATGATTGTTTGAGCTACTTGATTCATTTTCTTATCTCCTGATTAATTGTTTTGTCTCAACTGATTATGAATTAAGTATACACTAGTTTAATTTAAAGTCAATATAAAAAAATACCCTAATATCTTTTTTTTTGATATTAGGGTATTAAATGTATAAAAAAGTTAAATCTTTACACACATTAGACACAATATACTTAAATTTTAAGGTTTTCTATATATATCATTTTCCTCAGCATCGGGAGCTAATAAAGCTTTTTGGACAAAATTTAATTGATTCATTATCTCTTCAGCTACTTTGTTTTCCTCTCTTTCCCAAAGATAGGCAGGAAAAGCTTTTTTAAAGCCATCTGTTTCTGCAACTTGTTTAAAAAAATCTTTAATTGTTCCAGTATGGGCTTACCGTCATATTAACCTGAAACTCTATCTCCTACTTTTATTTGTTCAATATCCATATGTTATCCTTTAAAATAATAGGCATACCCTCCCCCCAAATCTTGAGAATATGCCTATTAATAACAACTTATGCAATTTATTGCTAATTATTTTTATTAATATACTATAACTTATTATAACATTAATATTTTCAATAAGTTACAATTTTAGTAAAAATAGTTTCACCGTGTTTTTTTGTATTTTAAAATAGATCAGAGGCTTTATAGTTACTTCCTCTATTATAAGTAGGCTTTTTAAATAATTTGCTCAAAGATTTATCCTCTACAATTCTAACTATTTGATCATTATCTTTTAACACAAATTGAGCAATTTTTTCAGCTTGTTTGATAAGAGAATTAAATTCTGTATTAGTAGAAAAGGATTGGTTCTCTAAAAGCATTTTAAAAATTTCCATTCTTATATTAATTAAATTTATATTTTTATTCATAACTTTTCTTGTAAAAAACCTTAACTGACGAAGTTAAGGTTAGTCGTAATACATCTAAGTAAATAAGTAAAACGGAAGATGCCATGAGAAGATTATAGCACCATTGTAGGTGCGGCCTAATGGTAACACGACCACATCTTTTACATAAAAAGATGTTAGCGCATCTTTTTATGTATTTTTTATTATATAGACGATTAATCTTTAAAAATCAACTACTTTTATGCAAAAAAAGCCAAAGATGGTTATTTGAATGACAAACTTAACCAATTTTCGCACATCAATGAATTGCTAAAAGTAATATTAATTTCAAATAGTTGTGAGATAAATAATGCTTCAACAGATTCGTCTCTTATAGATACTGTAAACCTAGCTGTTGAAAAATTTTTCTTATCAGAGCAGCCGAGAATTTATTATAAAACTTTTAATATTCTCTCAACTAATTTTTTTAACTCTTGAATATCATTTTGTTCAGTAAAGCCAAATAATAACCTTTCAGAATCAGCAAATAGTCCTAATTGTTTATCCCAAGAAGAAAAACCAGTTGATATTTCTACTTCTTGAATTTTAAGTTTTTCTATATCAATATTATTTTGCTTAATCCTAAGAACAAATTTAACTAATTCTATTAATTGCTTTTCATCTAATTTTAAAAGTTCTATTGACATAATAATCCTTTATTAATAATATGGAAGTAGGTGGGATTCGAACCCCCGAAGGTCTATGACCACTTGATTTACAGTCAAGCTCCTTTGGCCTCTTGGATATATTTCCTTTTATTTTTTTAGTTTTCTTCGGGGTATCTTTCTTCATATGCCTTCCAAGCTTCTTCATACCAATCCCAATTATCTACCCCTGCATTTTTTAAACAATCTAAAAAACGACTGTCTTGTAAAAGTCTTTTGTATTCGTCTTCTGAAATTGTAATAGTTTTTTCTTTATTTTTTTTGTCACTCATAACATATCCTTATTTTATAATATTAATTAATCTTCTATATAAAGAGGTATGCTCACAAAATAATCTTTAGAATATTCATAATCAAATTCTTCATGTGATAAAATAAAACGACGCCTTTCAAAAACAAAATTTTCAGGATCAGGGATTCCACAAAACAATCTAGCTTTTTCATTTAAAGGTACAATAATTTCAAAAGGTAGATTGTTTTGTGGTAAAGGCATAATTTTATAGCATCCACATCTAGTCATTAAAGCAACACGAAGTTTTTTAGACATAAAATATTAACAATTTTCAGATTCTATTTCAAGGATAGATGGATCATACTTTTCTAAGTATTCTCTTATATTTAAAAATTTATCAGAACCACTTTTATTGACATCATTTATTATTTTTTCTGCTTCCATTAAACGATTAATTAAAGAATTGATTTCTATTACTAATTCAGCATTTATAGCCACTAATCTTCTATAATTATTTACTGAAGAAATTTCAATTTGTCCCACTTCTTTAAATGATTGAATAACCCATTTCTTAGTTTCTTTTAAACTCATAAAATTTTTTAATTAATAAAAACAGGCCTTGCAGGAATCGAACCTGCTTTTGCTTGCAAGCATGCCTTTAACAAAAAAGGACGTATGTAGTACTCAAGCAAGTTTTACCAATAAACTATAGGCCCTTAAATTAATAGAGCAGGTTGGAGTCGAACCAACTGGCCATTCACTCCACCGACGTTCCCAGCTAATATCTAGCTGTACAGGCAACGGTTTACCGATAGCCAAGTTATTGCCTCTCTTTGCGTGTCACCGTCCACGCCGCTGCTCTAACCTAAATTTAAACCTACTACTACACTATAGACCTTAGATTTTACCATTCAGTATCTTCATCCCAAGGAGATCTCATTCTCTTAACTCTATAATCAGACCTTCTTTCAATCGGGATCTCATCTTGATGATATGAATTAGCTTCTTGAAAAGAATAAAATTCTTTTTCATAACTCTCATCATCACTAAAAGAATCATACTTATTCTTTTTTTCAACTTTATGCATAA